TTTGTAAGATAACCTTCTATTCCTATATAGTTTCCTTCGATTGTTTGATTGTATGCGATTGAAGACGTAAAATAACCTTCTACGTCTGTAGAATTACCTTCGATTGTTTGATTATATGTAATTGAAGCTTCATGTTGTGTTACAAAAATACAATCACTAATGATAGAATAAAGAGTATAAGATAGGTTTAATGTATTACCAGATATTACTTCATAACATCTTATATTGAAATCTGACACGATTAACTAAATCGGTTTAATCTCCCAGAAATCAATCTGAGAAGTTAAACCGATTTAATTCCCTCCTATATATTTATGGTAAAGAAAGAGGATGTTATTGTTATAACACCGCCCTGATTTATTGTTGTTGACGTAAGAATCATATCGGTTCCAAATGTACCGACTGTGCCTTGAATTCTAACAGTATTAGAATTAGTTTGAGTCCCATCATCGCCCGGTGTTAATATTCTAAAGAATGTAGCAGTTCCATTTTTTATACCCGTTCCTCTCCATATTGTTCCGCTCGGAATAGTAAGCCTTCCAGTTGTTGAATCGTAAGTATATCTACAATAATTAGAATTTTGTGTGGCAGACTGAAAATCCTCTTTAGACATTGTGCTGGAGCCAGTTGCTGAAACTGTAACTGTAAATGGGGTGCCTATATACTTTGATTTTAGACATAAAATTCCATTATTAGACGAAGTTGGAACACACATAGCGTTAACAACAGTGCTAAACCTAAGACGCTCTTCGAGTGCCGTTAATATTTTTAATGCATTATCACCGCTAACGCTCTGGTATGTGTAATTCACATTATTAATACTTACTGTAAATGAATCTCCTATACTAGCTAAAGCACATGTAACTTTGGTTATCTGGTCTGTATCAGTTCCGCTTATAGGATTTCCGTCTGCAGTAATTGTTACAAGAAGTTGGCTATTGCTAACGCCTGTTTCTGCCTCTGCTGGAGCTGTTCCTTCATAAATATTAATAACAAACCTTTCAAGTAGCTCCCTTAAATCCTTTCCTTGCATTAATTGTTCTTTTGTAAATCCTGTAAGTTTCATATTACTTACCTCCTATAATGATTTTATACGCTTTCTATGTACTGCTGTACACAGCTGTCAGATTTTGCTCTTGAGAATGTTTCTGACAATGAATTATGGTAAGAACCAGTAATTTGTGCAGCTACATGAATAGCACTCAATGAAGCAGAACAAATCTGGGCAAGAGACGATACTATTCCTCTCATTTTATCAGTAAGCACAGATGCCTGTGTAGTGTACAATCTAACCAGTGATTCATATGCTCTCATATTGGTATCATCAGAGGATATAGTCAATCTGCCAGCTACTTCCTGAGCTGAGATTTTAAGTTGTCCTTCTGTTGCTGCCTTTTGTATTAAGGATCTATATATATCTCCAAGGGGTGAAGCAGCCGAACCAAGAGCAGAAATAGTATTAGCATAAGCTCTGAGCTTCGAGGTGTATGCTTCCAAAAATGATGCGTATGTTGCTAATTTACTCTTTTCAAAATCGGCTCTACCTAATAGACTTTTTATCTGAGCCTCAAGTACAGCAACTGAAGTATCTATCTTTGTTCTATACGATTCGAGTAACGCTCTATACATATTTATTTTTTCTATCTCTCCTCTCATCATAGCTTCATATAAAGCCACTTTAGTCTGCTGAGCTTGCAGTATTAAGGATTTAGCCCTTATGTCTGCTTCATAAAGTTCTATCTTTATTTTCTCATTATTATTTATCTCTGTAAGAATTTGAGTGTGTAATCTGGTGCCCTCAAGTAATGTTCTGTATGCTTCAAGCTTTGATGCTTCTGCTGCAATTTCCGTTTTATAGGTATCCACAAGCGCCTGATTCATCGACAACTTGAGTTTTATATAGTCGTATTTCAAATTATAGTACCTCATTATAGTTTCGCTATATGCTTCCACTCTTTGCAATAGAACCAGCAATATTTCCACAATATTTCTCTTTGTCTCAGCTATTGTAGATAAACCTTTAACTATAAAATTATCAACTTCCATAAGAGTATAGACATATTTCATCTCATAATCCTTTACATATTGCAGAAGCTGACTCCATAACTGGAAGAACAACCTTCTATTTTCTGATTCTGTGGTCAGTCTGAGCTTGCTAAAATCAAGAATTATATCCATCCTTTTGTCTCTGGCTGTGCCATACAAATCAGCTATCATTGCTGTAGTAAAAGCTGGAGGTAGTGTAAAACCTCGTTGTGATTTATTAATGAAATCAGTAACAGCTTTATCTATAGTATGCTGAGCATAAGACATCATATCTGCATCAATTCTGTCTATATATATCGGTTCTTTTAGTTCAGAGATTGTAGTTTCAATACTATTTAAATCCGGCTTTTCGGGGAGATTTGTTTTTAATTCGGAATATGCTATTTGTAAAAGTCCTTCTAATTGATTTACCGTTACTTTATAATCATTGATTCTACTGTTTATTTCTGTTATTAAATCTTCAAAATCATCAAAATTTATATGAGCTGGCTCTGGTATTTCTACATCAATTAGAGCTGGCTTATCTGGAAATTTAAATAAAGGAGATTCAGGGATTGATGGATAATCATTCCTAAGAGTAATTTGTGGTATATTACCGAGTGATATATCTTGTATGGTAGGAGTCTGCGGGAATTGTATTGTTGGCTGATCAGGTTCATTTGGAATAGAAATTCCACTTACATCCCAATTTAAATCTGAAACCGAAGGAGCATCAGGCAGCTGAGTGGAAGAAATATACTGCATAATAGTATTTATCTGGGATATTATATTATTTACAGTATCACTAAAGTTTGTTTCATCTTCAATATTTACTGATACATCAAGTGGAAAACTTCTTGTTGGAATATTGTATTGTATTGTTGGAAGAGTTGGGTCTTGACTAAGTAAATAATTCTTTAATGATTCAAATGTATTAGATGCATAATTGGACAATGTATTTAAATAATTATTTACAATATTTGTTGCCTCCCGTCCTATAAGACCGTGCCATATAGCCCAAGAACCAGTTGTATTACAATAAGACATTTATTACCTCCTGTACATAAATTATAATTATCTTCTGAAATCTTGCTCGCCGTCCCAAAATGAAAGATATTCATATCCTCTCTCCCCAAGTATATGAACCCCTCTTAAAAAACTCATTATAGAAGAGTTTATTAGTGGGATTACTGGAGGTGGGAAACATACTTCATTCTGATTTTTTAAAAATATATAATCATTTATATCATTTGACAAACCGCAATAAATTCTAAATATTCCATTATTAAAGCAGAAGTTAAACTTTCTCAGTTTCTTTGTACTTATCTCTGGATATAAAGTGCCTTTTTTTTCTGTCCGTCTCAATGGTTCTACTACATTAACTGGAATTCTATTATTAAACGGTTTTACATACTTCTCAGAACTATCTACATATACACCTCGACGAAAAAGTAAAGGAACATAACCTACTTCCTTCATGTGCAACTTATTATCAATCAATTCACAAAGATATGTAGATGTTGTTATAATATCAGTATAAGGATGCACAATACCAGTACGACCAAAGTAAGGTCCACTACATAATCCACCTTTCCAAAAAGGAAGACCAAAAGGTTTATTCAGTTCATCATATACTATAAGACTACCATTCGAATCATTCTTTATAAATCCAAATATAGAAGTTTGTGTTCTGTATGTTTGCATTGTCTCAATTGCACATCTTTCAATTATACTGTTGTACTGTGTAGGATATTGTCCGAGGGTATAGGAGGAAGCAATTTTAAATCCTAAGGCAAAATCTAATTGTATAAGATTTGGATATATATATAACCTTTTATGGCCGGTAAAATCTACGCTTTCATTAGCTGATTGTCCACTATGTATAATAAAGTTGTAACATTCTGGACAATACCCGGGTACGGTACAATGTGCAGTTGGAGCAATGTGAATAAAAGCAGAATGGAAATTAGATACAGTAGTATAATTAACAATAGTAGAAGAAGGAACAGGAATAAGATAAGAATTATAATTGGGAATATATAGAAAGTGGAATCCATCATGTGTCACACTTAAATTTTCCAATCCGAGAGCGTAATTCTTTAAAGTTTTAACAACATGTCTGGGATATTCCCACTTTAGAACAATATTGTGTGGAAATGATCTATGAGGATTTGAGGCGTAAAATGCTCGGGTGCGATATACAACACCGTCTACTAATTCGAATGATGGATTGTACTCATCACGCCCTTCACAATATATGACTCTTTCTTCTGGATAATACTTACAAAGTTGTACATGTGGAGAATCTAAAAAAATAAAATTGTATGCTATTGCTGTCAGAGGAGAGAACATTGATGCCCCATCTCTAACTAAAGTTACAGGAATTCCAATATTATAATAATAATAGTAATGATAATCCACATCTCCTACTACTGTCCATTCTACTGCACATAATGAAAAAATATACATTAAGTTGAAAGGATTTTCTTGGTCAATAATTACATCTGAGGTTAAAGTCCACAAATAAGAAGTGTGTGGATGTTGTGGATGTAAAGACTTTACATAAAGTAAAGCTGCCCAACATAACCCATTAAAGGACTTAGAACTTACAGATAAATATTTACTATATTCATTATAAACAGGTAAATTAGTATTGAACCAAGTATAATCAGGATAATCAATTGAAGAGAAAGCTCCAACCAACTTTAAAACTCCATTCTGTTCTATAAATAGAATATATATAGGTTGTTCTATAATTCGTATTCTACAATCCCTATAAATTGGATTAAAAAGTCCATTAAACATTTGTCCTAATAATGGAGGAGAAAGCCCCCACTCTCTACGCCCTTCTGGTAAAGGGAAGATTCCATCACGTGTGTATGCCCAATATTCGGGCCATAAACTAGGGGCAGACAGATTAGGATATTTATTTGCATAACTAGCTGGATATTTGTATGGGTATCTATAGCAATCTACCATAAGATTAGTAAATTCAAGCCATACATATCTAATCTGTCCTGATGGGGCGGAAATTTCTGGAATTTCTCCTTCTCCGTAAACAACATCAGCTATAATATTATCAGCATTTTTTACAACATGAATTGAACCATCTTCTTCATGCACCCACCCATGTGCAAAATCTAATCCACTTTGCTCGAGCCTATTTATTAATTGTTTTTTTAAAGGCTCTTTTAATAACCCTTTTTCAACAGCCCCCTTCCATCTCGTTGTTTTCATTTTTTAGTTTTTCTCCATTTGCCGTCTTTTGCTCTTTTATACCCTGTGCTTGTAGAGCAAATAGCATAGGCGGAATTTTTAGAATATCCCTTCTTTTGTAATTTTTTCACGCATCTTTCCAAAGTACGAGGCATTTTCTTTACCTCCTTAATTCCATGTCAGACATTTTACTATATATTCTTCATCTTACATAAAAATCCCATTTTTATCTTTGTAAGAAAAACAACGCCAAATTTCATTTCTGTTTTGTATTCCAGCTCTTCCTGTACAATCATGAAGTCCTGCTTCTGCTCCACCGTTACCTTTTATGCTAAATATATAATTCTAATAAATTCTAAATCCTTCCATTAATTCTTGCTTTTCTTGATTACAATTTTCACATAAGTAACAAGTTTCGCCAGTTAACTCTATATCAATCATGACGACTCCTCTAAAAATGTCTTGTAACATTGTAGTTGGCACCTGATATTTTGTCTCTGCATCATCAAACTCTTTCTGACAAAGTTGACATTTCCACATTTTCAAACCTCCTACATAAAATCTTCAAAATCTTTAAAAGCTCCAAATTTTCTTTACAATGCTCCATAAATTGTCTCACAGACATTTGCTCACTTAATAGGCACTCAATAATTAATTTTTCAGAATAAATGCCAGTTTGCTCCATCGGATACCACCCTCCTATAATCATATTGTGTGGTAATACTTATACTTGCTTGACCATCTATCGTTTGCCCAGATTGCGGAGCAATTGTTACTGCATTCGCAGAACTATCAATTTTTTTTATCACATATTGTCTTCCTGCACAAGTGGTTGCATTTGGTAAAGTAATCGTCCTTGCCTCATTTGAAGCATTGACTAGAACGACATGGTGATTTACTCCGAGCGTTATATTCGCTGAAACCACATCAACTTTTGTTGCAAATGAACCATTGATTTGACATCTACTATGTATGTTTTCATGATTATTATTCGGTATGTTTACACCAAAATTATCATTTACCTGTAATTTACCCCCATCAACTAAACCGAAATACGACGAAATCTTTGTTGTTACATTTGGACCAAAAACAAAGTTTGCACTATACTGAACATATGCTCCTTGTGTCAAAAAAATCCCTGTCTGACCTACATCAATAAGCATTTTGCCATATATAGCACTACCAATCAATATTCCAGACATAAATTGAACGCCATAAGTTGGATTAGAAGTTCCTTTATACAATCTTGTCCCGCTTGATAAAAATATCCTTGAGAAGGAATAATTATTATAGACAGCAGTAGATGAAATATTAAGAACCAAACACCCTTGCAAATTAATAAAGCAGTAAGGAGCACCAGCAGTTGGCAACACTGCATGATTAGAAGTATTGTTTGCATTTATTACAGAATTATGAATCTCTAAATTGGTTTCCCCTGAAGTAATAGTGGGATATGAACCATTTGCATAACCTTCAAACAAGCAATTATTAACATTAAAACTTGATGTTCTTCTAAAAACAGCACAATAAAAGTTTGAAGTCATACTTATTTTTAAGCCCTGAATATTTATAGTTCCAGAATTGTAATCAAGTTGAATATGATCACACATAGACCCCCAATCTAATATCTCATAGCTCCAAGTATTATCAAATGTTACGGGGAAAGTCTGATTACAATAAATTGATGTGGCATCGTTATAGCAGATTGTTCTGTAGTATGATGTTGTGCCCTTATAAACTCTTATGAGCTTATACTGAAATTGATTTGTTGTCCAGTTCTTTGTGGTGTCAGTAACTTGTGCAACTGTGACCAAACTGCCATATATAGGGTCATTTACAGAGTTATTGAAACTGCCAACTGTGCCACTATCAAGCCGATTAAATTCTCCTTGCAGTGTTAAACTACCAAATATTTCCATAACAAGACCGTTAAGAAAAATAGAACCATACGATATAGGTGATTTTTTCAAAACAATAGTGACATAACTTGCCAGCTTAATTGGCAATTCAGATAAAGCCTTTGTCAAAGTTCTATATGGGCTAGAAGATGAACCGTTGCCAGTTGTATCACTTCCATTAACATTGTCTACATAAAGAGTTAAATTATTTGCAGTTTTATTCCAGCCATCTATTATAAAAGGACCACGGCTTGAAGATACTACCGCTGATGAGGCAGTTGGGATGCTTGTTGCATGAAATCCATCTACTGTGTCAGCATTTGTTGATATAAAAATTTTTCCTGAAGTTCCTTGTATAGCCAGCTCATTAGTATCAGTAGCAAAAGCAGGCTCACCAATCTGTAATGTAGCGTTTTGTATTTGTGATTTAGTTCCTCTTTTTAGTCTTATAATCATTTAATTTCTCCTCTAATTCTGCCACCTTCAATCTTTCTTGATTTAGTATCTCTGATAGTTCATTATATTTCTTAGACAGTTCATTCAACTGTCTGATTAAGTCTTGCTCCCTAACTACAAGCTTTTTATATTCTTCTTCTATCTTTGGCACATTTTTGAGCTTCTTTTCTAATTCCATTTTTTCTACTGTCAATACTCCTATCTTCATTATCAAATCTTCTACTGAAAGAATTGCATCATCAGTTATTGTTGCCTGCATTATAATGTTCCTCCATCTACTATATTTATGAACTCAAGAGCATTGGCTGAAGAATTAACTGCAACAAGATAATTTGCATATCCAGTATAAGAAATTGGCGTATCTGTTAATCCTGTAAATGTTGTAGAGCCTACGGAAACTGATGACCATTTTACTCCACTTGCCTGACTTGTATCAACTGTAAGAACTTGCCCGTCGGTGCCTAAAGGCAGAGCTGTCCAAGTTCCATTTCCTGTTGCAACAAGAATTTGCCCTTTAGAAGAAAAAGCATGCTGAAGAAGATTATTATTGCTATCTACAAGATCTTTTACATCAAGTGGGTCAGTCCCACCTGATTGGTGAGTTGTAGCATGAGTTCCCATTCCTGTTGAAAGTTTCTTTCTTTTGTCATCAGAAGCATCAGCATCAAAATAGTAAAATATATTCTCGTCTGTAACAAATGCTGTATCTCCGTCTGTAACTTCCTCAAACTCCCATGCTGTTCCATTCCAAGTAGCTATCTGGTAATCGTATCCTGACCATGCACCTGTAGCAGAAGGTGCTATCCAATACCTGTCATTAGGATTTGGAGAGCTGGGAGGTGATGTTAAATCTTTATCTAAAACTGCTTCATGAAATGTTAAACCCCTCGATACAAGAGTATCAACATATGTTTTATTAACCGCATCAGTTGAATTAGTAGGAGTAGCTACATTTATTATTCTTTGATTATTAGCACTAATAGCTGTTGAATTCTGTCCATTGATGATGTTCCAGATATCTGAGCCTGTAAGAGCTACAATATTATTTGTTAGTCTTCCTACAACTGTATTGATTCCTATCTGCAAGGCTGCGGGAGTCTCAGCAGTATTGGCTACCAGTATTGTATAATTTGCGTTATACTCCTTCCAAGTTGAAATTCTTACTGCTGGACTACCTACTCCTTTACCTATTGCCAGTTCGTTAGTGTCAGTTTTAAATCCAAACTCTCCAACATCCAGTTGGGTACCTATTGGATTCGTCCCTCTTCTAATTTGAATCTTTGGCATAATATACCTCCTTTATAACACTCCCCCATCTATAATTGGGGGCAGTGGTGTTGTTGATACTGTTGGAAATATAGCAATCTTAATTTGAGTTGATGATACTACAACTGATACCTTCTCTTTAGGTTTTATTGTTATGTTGGGCTGATTATTTGTAGTAATTTTAACTTTTATTATATTTTCAGTTATATTCACTATTTTGTTACCTCTGGGTCAATATATAAATTACCTTCAAGGATACGAGTAACTACACCGTCTCTACTTTCAATTTCTATATCATAAACATAAGTATTATCTGGAGCTTTTGGATTTTTATCATCGGCTGATGGTATAGATGCTGTTAAACTTGCTGGCATTGAAATAACTAATTTTCCATTTTCAGCATCAGTTATATAACAAATGAAATTATATGCTATTGAAGACTGGTACGACTTTCTAACTTGCCCTCTTACAATATAGCCAGTTAGGTCTATTGGATTATCTGAATTATCGGTAAGGGAGAGAGTTAGTTCCCAAGTAGCTCCTTGTTTTCCTAACAAATCTACGGAGCCATCACTATTCTGTTTTACCACAATTAGCATTCCATCCCCTCCCCTGTAAAAACTCGTCTATTTCAAGCTCTTTAGTTTGTAAAATTTCTAATAATTGGATGCTTTCTAATTCTCCTTTATTTAAAAATTTTAAAATATCCCATAATGCCTGTTTATAACCATATAAAAATACTATACATTTAGAACAGTTCATTTAAGCATAAACTTAAACACAAAATTTAAAAGAGTAAAAAGAGAGCCAACAATAATACTATAAAGCACCATGTCTTTTTTAGATACATACTCCTGCTCAATACTTCTAATGCGATTAAAAATATTATCTTTATCTTTACCACAAATATTTTTAAATTCATTAAAAGAATCACCTATAAATTTTACAGATACCATCAATTCTATTATCTTTTCTTGCCCTTCCATAATTTTGGCTACGTCTTTTTTTAGTTCTTTCAAATCTTTATCAAGACTTTCCAACGAATAACTAAGATATTCACACTTATTTTCAGGCATGATTATCTCCGTAAATCGTACGCTGCAACCAATTGAGCGTACGGCAAATTTAAATATTGTAATCTCTTATAATTAAGAATAGGTTCCTGTCTGTTAAGTGTCATATATTGTAGTCTCTCAGATACAAGTCCACTTTCAGTATAAAGCATAAACCCTTTATCAGTCATAAAAATAGTTTTTATACATCCATGTTTTATATAGTTTACTGATTTGCATTGGTCTGGAGACAAAAATGATAATTCAGCCTCTCTTATATCAGTTGTATAAGATATTAAGTATATGCCAGAATCTGTTCCAATAAGTAATCCACTATTAGTTGGAGCAATCATTACAATTCTATCTGGCATCTGTATCAGATTATAACGTTTATCTATAACTTCAAAATCCCACAAATCAGAAAAATAAAGTAGATTTCCCACAGCAGAAAATAATCTACCTCTATGATGTTCTACTGGAAATCCAGCTGGAAGATACATTTTAAAATCATCTATATTGCCTTGTGGTATTTGAACTACATCATTTGTTTTGTTTATTTTGAAAAAGTCAATTCCATTTGATGCATAAATAGTTTTATTTACTTCCGTGTAATAAAGAGGCAAATCGGAAGATAGAGTATGAAGTAGAGTAGTAGGATATAAATAGAAATTTAATCCAGAAGCATAAAAGAGCCTATCTTCCGAGACAAAAGCATCTCTTGGATTCTGTATATTAATAACTGACTGAGATGCAGGAAATCCTCTGATAACACCTACATTGGTAACATAGGCATTCATCAGAGTCTTAAAAAAAGTTTGCCTTGTCTCAGTTATTCGTAATTGTTCTTCTTTGGATTGTCCTACAAAATTACTAAGACTTATTGCCACAGCATTTCACTCCAGTGGCGGATTTCATATTAGGTGCTATATCAAGCACAATTCTTGTGAGGGCTTCAATATCTTGAGCCACAAGCATTTTATTTGTTTTAATAGGGATACCATCTTCACTCACTTCGGATATATATACATATAAAATAAAACCCCCATTATCCGCCACAGTAATGCTCAATGAATCAGCTATCGGAGCCATAACTCCAGCTGGTACTCCTCTTTGCGGTTGTATCATACTACACCTCCTTTTGAATTAAATCGATTTAATTCACAAAAGTCCTTTGTGTATTGTACTTACCTCACTAATACTTGTATCTCGTATAAACTTCCCTTTAAAATCATTCAATGCATCTATATACATACTACGATATATCTGAAATGCCTGAGAATTATATGTCTCTGTATCTGGCATAGCAAAAGCTCTGGACATCACTCCAAGAATACATAATTCCTGATTTGGAAAATCAAAGGTACTGCTCATCGTATAAATCGGTATATTAGTTAATAAAGCCATTAAATAATAAGAATCATCAGGTATTGGGTATATAATAAAAGTTCCTGTTGACAAATCATTTGAGTAATATGTAGGTCTTCCAGTATTAGTTGTTCCTCTAAGTTTACTTCTTATGATATTTGGTGGGCTGTAAATTAAAGGTTCTTCTCTCATATTGGTATCTTTATCATAAATATTACATTTCATAACGACCCCGTTAGTAGTGTATTCTGTAACATTCTTAACTATTGGTATAATAGAATATGCTTCGGTATATAAATTGGCACGTCTGCTGATATCTTCTACAGTTTCATTTATTAACTGTAATAAAACTTCATCGCTCCATAAATAAGGTTCTGTAGTATCTACCAATCTTGTCCTTAATATGTCAATAAATTCAATTATAGTCATAATAATAGACCTCCTATTACCACTCCAATTAAGACGCCTATGCCTAAATTCTGTATAGCCTCAAAAAACGATTGCTTCTTTTGTTTTGATAAATCCTGCTTTAGTTGTTTTATTTCAATATCTTGTAATTCTTTTTGCTCTTCAACAAGTTTAATTTTTTTCTTTAACAATTCATTTTGTTTTTTAAGTAGGTCAACTTCAGCTGATAATTCTTCAACTTCTTTTTCCAAGATTTTTTTCTGCTCTAATTCAACAACTGCCATTTTAGCTTGCTCTACAGACATACAAGCAAGCTCTTCAGCATAAACAAAAGAGCTTAAAAGTAATATGCTACTTATAATATATAGAAATATCATATCCCAACGCCTTAAATCTTTTTACAATTTCTTCATCAGATAAAGGCTTTTTTATCTCTTGTCGCTGTTTTCTAAGAGATGCAATTTTCATATCCCTGTCTTTGATTTCCTGTTCATAAAATTTCAATTGCTCCTCTAATTGCTTTATTTCCATATCTTTTTGTTTTATAATTCTATCAGCCTTCTTGACAGACATAGAACTCCCAAGCCTATATGAAATAGACGAAATTAGAATAAAACATAATATGATACCTAATAAAATAAGAATCCATTTCATTTTACTCATCATTTTAAATTATATTCTTCTGCAAATTTAAATATTTTATATGGATATGAAATGTTTACACTACAAAAATCTACATACCTATCTTTTCCTCGCCTGCATGCTTTTTCAACCTCCTTCCATTCACAGCTTCCAGCTCTTTTTATTTCCCTATTTATATTGGCAATCCCTCCATTGTACGCCCTAAAGGCAAAATACCAACCTTCACAAATTGTAGCTTTATAACAGGCATAATCATATAATATTCCGGCTCTTATATTCCATTCAGGAGATAATGGATTGTATGGTATTTTTCTTAGATATGGATATTTTTGATGTAACTCTCTTGCAGTTTCAGGCATTATTTGTGTTAATCCCACACCTCCATCATAGGCAATTAACCCTTCCCTGCAAGAACTTTCTGTTTTTATCTGAGCTAAAAAATAATGGTAAGGGGCATGTAGCCCCCCAATGTAGCGTGCTTCCCTCTTAACTATAGGAAGATATTTGATACATCTATCAAATGCATGCACATTAGTGAATAGTAGCAGAACTAATATTATAGCCCTAATGAACACGCTATTATGATAGATGAATACAAAAATCCTCTAAATATCCCTATAGCAAGAGTATAATTCCCACTCTGCGAGATAAATTCTATATTCTCAAATTCTCCAAAGTAAGGTCGAAAGCCCATACTCCATATAGATTCTGCAAGAACGAATCCAACTATAGTCATACAAATCTTGTAAAGGGAGGTTCCAATAGCAGTTTTATACAAATCCAACAGGTCAATCAGCACTACCATTATGAATATCCCACCAATAATAGGTGCAATTCTACGAAGTATCTTACTTAGCATCCATCTTCACCACTATAGCTCTTACAATTACCTTACCTTTTACTGTTGTAGCACCAGAATATGTAGCTGTTAAATTTATAGTAGCATTAGCTGTGTACCTGCGGGAATAGCCATAAGCACCGGGTGTTGTTGTTACTGTACCAGCTGAACTCTTTAAATTTATTGATGCAATGAAACCATCATCATCAGAACCATCACCAAGGATAGCAGTAGCAGAAGTAGCTGCATTAGATGGAGTTACAATTTCTACTTCTGTACCTAATACTCTATAACCATCTAATACAGGCAAGCATTGAACTACATCGCCAGATGCAATATTTAGGGAGTCTAAATCAATTGTATTCTCCAAAATAAACACTCTATCAAGAGTTGCGAAAGGTTTACTACCTAACATATTTGATGGAATTCCATTTATAGTTGCCATGTTTTACCTCCTTTAATTATTTTGTTGTTTTAATTTTTGATGACGCAGGGGTTACATCATCCCTGACTTCCTTTCTTTTCTCTTCAGGTTTTATTTCTACAAACTCATTGCCTAATCTGAAATCGTCACTTACCTCAAAGATTACACCGTCAGACAATCTCTTGACTAATTTAGCCATACTATGCCTCCCGAATTAAATCGATTTAATTCAGAGGGGGGAGCCCCCTCTATAATTATGTAGCCTTCTTAGCGTATAATACACCAAATCCAGCAGGCATAATGACATCAAAATCATAAACGATTAAACCCTTCATTGCGTCAGCAAATGTATTATGAGGTCTATACCTCTCTGTCTTATTAATCTGGCTAACAAATACTAATGAGCCTTTGTAACCAAATGGAATATAGTATGCTCCATCTGTAGTTGACCTATAGAGAAGATTGGATTCAAAAATGTTAAGCTTGCCTATTTGCTTTCCAGTAAATCCACCTTTTAGCAGAAGGCTTTTACCATCACCAGCAAATGCTGCATTTTTCAAATCAGATTTATTAATCAGATTCATAATGAGAGGAGGAAGAACTATCCATCTATCTTCATCTGGAACATCTTGTTCATCAAGAACAGAATCACAATCAATAAGATAATCAAGGACGTTGGCGGGGGTTAATGATACGGGAGTGCCAGCTGTGCCTAAATTATATGCTCTGGAACGTACTCCGGCAGTTGTTCCCTGATTTGCTGGATGAGCTTTTGTATAGATAGTAGAGAATACTTCAGAATCAATAACAATCTTCTGTTGCTGCGCAGCATTATCCGCTAATTTATCTATCCATGATAAATCTGCCTGCTTAATATCGATATCATCTAATGCGAAATTGAAATACTTAGCTCTTTTTACTGTGAATTCAATAGCTGGACTTTCTGGGTATTCAATCTCAAGAGCCTTACCTTTCTCATAATTCTTAATTGTTACATCTGGTAGAGTTCTAATTACAACAGTATCTCCAACATTTCTAAGTTCCCCAACATAATCAGTTGTTGCTATATTAGCGATAACACTCTTGCTATAAAAACGCTCAAGAAGTTTACCGCTAAAAAGCATTGGGATATGAGCATTACCGGGGCTACCCGGTCTTCCATACTCATAACCCGGATAACCTGTTACTCTTGGAACTGCCATTTATATTACCTCCTATTTTCCATAAAGTATTCTGTTTTCAAGCAAAGCTTGAATAATATCCCTTTCTTTTTTTTCCTTAATTTCTGGAGATATTTTACCTAAAGCCGCATCTGTATAAAACTGTCTAATTTCACTTTCCTTGTATATTTTCTTCCCCACATTCTGGGTAGACTGAGCTGCTTTTCTATGAGGTGGAGCTGTAAATTTCTGCGCCATGGGAGCTTCAGACTCTTCATTGTTATTATTTTGAGTTAACTTCTCATAAGTATTAAATAAGTGAGCAACAGCCGTAGCATCGCCCTGCTGAAAGGCAATCATCATAAGTTTATGCTTCGTCATTGTTGGAACTTCCTGTGAAGGCGTATTCAACCAATCAAGAAAATCTGGGTCAGTATTGAGAGTTCTCCAATTAGGAGCCATAGCATCCAATCTGGCGTAGAAATTACCGGTAGTTGCCTCTTGTTTTATTTCATTGAGTTTAGGTTCAATTTCTCCAATCTTTCTACTTAGCAATTTAGATACAGCATTATATATCTCAGGATACTCAGACCTCAATTTAACAATATCATCATCTTCTGCTTGTGGTTGAGATTGTTGCTGTTTAGTCTGATTCATATACATAACAGCCTGCTCAAGCATAGAGAGTCTGTTCATCAGTTCTTCCTTTTCACGCTTGAGCATTTTTATCTCTTTGGATAGTCTTGGAACTTCTTTATCATACTTGCCTTTGAGGACTTTATACTTCTGCTCCCAATCTCCAGCTGAGGGTGGTTCTTCAGGTTCTTGCTTAGATGTCTGGTCCTGAAGAGCCTCTCCTGTCTGGATAAATTGAGAGTAGTCCTCTGGTAAAGTTTCTACTTGTTGTTGAGATGTGTCATCAGGAACTTGCTTTTGAAGTTCCTGAGCATCATCATATTGTAATTGCATAATTAAACCTCCTCATTTTTTGATATTTTATTGGCTACAGCCAAAATTATACTAAGAAAATTACCAATCCCTTGTAAAAATCTAATATTTTCATACTCAGAAGTTGTATATAATCCACTGGTTATCTTATTGTACTCATCAGTAAGAATAGAGATAAATTCTTCAAAATCTTCTTTATCAAATTTCTTCCATCCTCTAAACACTTTTTCCAACCTAATTGTATCTATCATCCTAATTGCTCCTTCTGCATTTGTACCGCCTGTTCTTGAACAGGCGTTTGTTCTGGTATTTCTTTAGGAGGTACCACTCCCTTCTGCATGCCCATAAGCTGAGATAAATCCACTTGATTATTCATAGGAACCTTTAATCCAAAATTAGTAAAGATATTTTCAAGCAAATACCTTCTTCCTTCTGCACCTACTATCTGTGTATCAATAGGATTTGATACGAGTTGTAGTACCTGTAGCAACTTCTGTATCTGAGCCATCTTATTTGCAAGTGTAATAGAACCAACAGCTTTTATATTTAAATCTGGTATATTCAAATCATTTTCATAAAAGTTTATAAGGTTGTACATGTATTGCCGTGTGACCACCGGCTCAATAATGCCAGAATCTATATTTTTAACTACTTCTTTTATCCCCCTTGCAGATGACTCCATAAGCATACTCAAACCAGATGCAGTTCTGCCTGATGTTCCAGTTGTTACCATACTGTGGGCATACGGAGGAATTCCACTTAATTCATCAGCTAATTTCATATAATACATTACTACCTGTACTAAAGCATTGGAAGTAAGTTGAGGTTGGTAGAACTTATAAGCTGGTGTAGTAGCCATACCATAATCATGACTGTCAAATATCCTCCATGGAGCTATCTCTTTAGGCTCATTTGGAGGGATTCTATCAATATTCCTTTCTATCATTGGTCCAGATGACAAAGCTGAATTATTTATAATGGCTCTTGATAATGCATTAACACCATCTTGCAAATCCTTAAGCACTTCAACAAGAGACATGCCCCAAAAGGAACTTGGTATGTCAACAAAGGAAGTTTTACAATAAGGCTTTTTTCCAAGTGGGTCAGGATTCAAAGTGGCTTTTAGGACTACATTATCACATACCCAGACAGTAACTTCATAATATTCATTATCATCTATATTAGAAATAAAATCAGAAATATAACTGCCTTTTACACTGCCCCAAAATTCGAGAACATCTATTAATCCTTCTGATACTCCAGACTTACCTTCCAGCTCTTTCCTTTCTGTATTATAGGTCTGAGAGACTGAGTAACCTGTATCTCCATATAAACCTAAAATAAAATCAATAGCATCTTCATCAAACCCTTCAATATCTTTCAAAGAAGCCAAATCCTGCGGAGTAAGATGTAGAACTTCTATAACCCAATCAGAAAAATCAGAGGCATTTGGAGAAGGATAAATATCAAAAGGATTAACTCTATTAAATGTAGGAATTACCTTCCAAGTTGGTTGCCTATTCTTATCAAATACCTTAACCTTACGAGGGATACTACCTTTCATGATAGCTGCAGGATAAACAGCCAAATCAAAAAAGATATCCTTTAAGGCAGGAAAAAAGGCACCTTCAACAAATTGGTCATATATCCTCTGTTTTTCTTTCTTTGCTAATTTCTTAGCCCTCTCCAGTAATTCATCCTCAAATTGCTCTTTGTTTCTTTCAATAGCTTTCTTTACATATGGAAGAATTCTATCAAGACTGACTTGCCCTGCTGTAAGTTCTTCTAAAGCAGAGGCTTGCTGTATAATATTACTTACAGTATCTGCCAAATCTCTATAAAATTCTTCCATCTGATCTTGTGGTAATTCTGGTTTTGGCGTAGGTTCAATATCAAATGGGGGCTCTCCTGTATCTGGAAAGAAAATATCAGTAAGCCATGCTATCAAGGCTCTACATTTTATATTACATAATGGCACATATATCTCTGAACCACCAATTTCTCGTATACTCTTCAATTTGTCAGGTGTATATTTCTTCTTGAAATAATACAGGTTCTCAATCATTATGGATTCTACTGGACTTTTCGCCAGAGAAGCCCGCTCAAATAGATTTTTAATATGAGAGATTAAGGGATGTAATTCCTCTTGCTCCGTCATTATTTCTTTTTCCTAAGTTTAGATAATGTTATTGCTAATCTGGCTCTACGTCCTACAGTTCCGCCCTGTTTAGCCTTCTGCTGCAGCCATGACTTCGATATAGTTCCCCGAGATGTTATAGCTCCAGCTGCTTTTGCCTGTTTTCTTAATGCGCCAGGATTTTTTATTGCCTTTTGAATCCATTTCTTATCTGCCATGTTTTACCTCCTATTTAAAAATTATATAAATCCAGCATAATTGCTGGTAGACTTTGTTCTAAAAGGATTAAATTTCTCTGTATCCTTATTATAAGACATGGCAGGTGAATAGCCTAAGCATGCATACTGTAAGGCATCCATAACATGTGAATAACTATTCTTTTCAGGAAGCTCAGCATATCGTTCAGTAGCTACTCTAATTCTTCTAAAATGATACTTTCCATTAAAACCTTCTCTTAAAGTTTGGCACTTGCTTGAAAGAATAAACGCGGGCTTTCCCTGAACATACTTGGTTAAGTAATAATTTACAGCTTTTATTCTATCATGTAGACTGTTTGTATATGCAGGATATGCTTTTGAAAATCCATAGTATTTCAATAAAGTATAACAGGAACGAAAATCAATTTGTGAGCGGGCTGTTCCTGCTGGGTCTCCAACAATATGGATATCATACATAAAGTATTTTGCATTTATATGAGGTCTCAATACATCTTTTATGAAGGTTTCTACATCAATAGGCTCAACTGTAACTAATTCATCATATACAAAAAGCTTACCATCTGGAGTGCTTTGCACAAAGACACAAGCTGGATATAGACCAAAATCCATTCCTACTATCAATGGAAGTTCTTTTATTGGCTTTAGTTCTTCTGAAGTGCAATGAATTGCATCTGAATATGCAGTAAAAACAGGCTTTCCTTCTTTTGTATAGCCAAATTCTCCATGAATATATACTCTAATAAAATCTTCATCTTGCCCTATAGCAAGATCTTGATAATAATTTACTGGCAAATTTTCTATATTTTCAGCTTCTGGGGATAAACCTGAGGGCTGTTTAAAAAATCCTATCAACTTTTCATTATTTTTCGCATTCTTAATAAAAAAATCATGGAGCCAATGCTCCGTAGATGGAGGGTTACTATCCATTATTATATAAGAATATGTAACCCCTCCTTGTTTTTTTGATGGATATCTGCCTATACGACCTCTCAAAACCTTAAAAAACTCAAAATCTATTTCCCTTGCTTCGTTTATCCACGCTCCTGAAATTTCTAATGACAGCAAATCTCTTACTTGTTCAGGCTCATCTAAAGCTCTCAATAACCATTCACTTTCAACAACAGTGCCGTCTTCAAGTCCAAACTTGAATATATACATAGCTTTAGCTTCTTTCCATACATAAAGTGGCTTAGGTAACCAATTATCTATTGTCCTTTTTGTAGTATCCTGAAGCATTCTTGCGGTGTTTCTAATAATGGCGTATCTTGTTCTTCTTACATTTTCAAAAGGTTCTTGAGTTATCATAGAATTAAACAAATGGATTACACAACCTGATGACTTACCACTTCCTACAGGTCCCATAATGAACTTAAGAGGTTTCCTACTTTCTAAAAAGTTTTTAACAGTAGGGACAGATTTTAGATTGTAATCTATTTCATAAATCACAATTACCAAATCCCCTTATATGGTGGCATTCTATATGGAATGTTATATAATTCTGGATAATTGTTCTTTATAATATTGAAAAAGCTATTTAAATCCTTACCCATATATCTGAATGGATAATATCCATATCTTTTTGCTAATGAATCGGCTATACGAAGTGAATATAATTGGGCAAATAATTCAGCTGGGTCGTTAATCAAAGCTCCTCCTAAGTCAGTTAATCGTGCTAAATCAGATAAAGGTATTTTATCATAACTCCGAATTACAGACATTATATTTTTAGGCTCGGCAACATAAAAAACGTGATGTCCTACTTCATGGGCAGTAGTTGAAGGTAAGGCTCTGCCTTTTACTAAGAAAATAGCACTTTGGGAAGGCACATAATATCCACTTATGTATTCAGCAATACTTTCCCCCATTTTAGCCACTTCTGCTGGAGATACAACATCCACATGCTTTATACCTTCTATATGTCTTTTAGGAATAGCCTGTATTGTATCAGAAGCAATATTTTTTATTACATTTGAAGTGAGAAAAGAGCCTGACTCATTCATTATTTCAGGCAAAGCTGCCAAGGTAGCTCTGGTTAATGCCTCACGGGCAATTAAAGGCGTAGGAGTGGGTAAATCAACATTTTGATATAAGAAGTCTAAAATTGTATTTGTCTTTGGTGGTTTTAGTATAACTGGCATCTTATTATAAATTATAATCTATATAAGATGCTTTTTAAAAATAAATCACATTAATATTCATCAGAATATTTATTAATTACCATAGCATATAGCAGCAGGCAGTACAAAATACAATCCTGTACTCTTTCCTTAATTTCTTTTACATCATAACTATTATTTTCTATAGCAGGGGTTATACTTTCTGATATTCAATCATTTTATCCTGCCAAGTAAATCTTCAAAATCTTTCATTCTTATAATTACATAATCATTTTTATAATGCTGCCCTACAAGATGCACAACTACAGCTGGAATTTTGCCTTGCTCGCAGTTTCTAATAGCTTGCATAAACCATTTTTCTCCTACAAACCTTGAAACACTCTTACATTCTATACTAAATATTGGGTGTGAAACATCCTCTTTACCCAATATTCCCACTCTTTTACCTCCTAATCTTTTAGCCACTATCTTTTCTGTTCTTTTGCCTCTTTGTCTGTTCTTATTCGGATTCATTCTTGCCTCCTTATCTGTTACTACTCTTGATTACACTTTACATTACCACTTTTCTTTAAAGTGTATTTTATATATCCACAACAGAGTTCAGCCTTGAATTGATAATTTATTATCTGTACATCCTTCTGCCTCAGTATCTGCTCATAGTTATTATATATTTCTAATTTATTTTTCACTGCGAAGTAATGCCAAGCATAGCCCAGCATTACTCCTATTACTATGCCTGTTATTAACCAACTAAATAGCTTTTTCATCTCTTATTGTCTCTCTTAAAATTTTATCAGCTTATTGAGATATATCATCATTAAAAAATTTCATTCTTCTTCCTCCTAAAATCTTTACAAGCTTTAACTTTAATTAATGCCTTTGCAAATGCAATAGTTTCCCCTTTTATACTAACATTGGAAGTGATTTCTTTTCTTATAAGAGCCATATCAAATGCTTGCCCTTCCAAATGTTCTGCTTCACAATAAATATAATTACCATTATATTTAAAATTCACACAGCCACAACACAAATGGATAGTGTCATCATGAACCTGTTTCAGTAACTGCTTGCTTATTTTATCTGCTAATGATATATATTCTAACTTAAACATACTACGGTTACCATGCTTAAATCTTTTATCAACTACTACTCCACCTTTTTTCAGCTTCCATAACCAACCATCAATTTTATATCCATCTCTTAGAGGAATTTTAACCAGATTATCCTTAAGATGCCTATGAACAGCCATTCTTACAGAATCATAGGAATATCCCTTTTCAGCTAACATGTTGTATACTTCATTACATCTTATACCTTCCGGGTAATCAGTTAAAATATTTAAAACCATGTTAGCTATTGTTATTCCAATTCCCGTCCCCATGAATCCTCCTTAACCAAAGAAAAATAATGTTTCATAAATTTCAAATTCTTTTCATATAATCCATCTTTAGACAAAAACATTACCTTTACAATATAGAAGCCCTCATCTTGACCAACATAAACTCCCTCATCTACCACTTCGCCCATCCTATTAACTACATAAACACGTCTTTCCATATTTAAATCCATCCGAAAAACCCCTATCATAAATAACCTTAGCAATAGAATAACTGATATTATGTTGTTTGGCTAATTCTTTGATTATAGACTCAATACTTATAATAGAAAGCTCTTCTGTATCATCTACATAAATAACTGAACCTATCTGCTCTCCCTTAATCAGCCCCTGCTTCCACCACCTCCAAGCAGTCATATAAGATATTCCTCTTCTTTTAGCAAAATCCTTCAATCTAATCATAACACTTTCACCTCCTTTCTGTTAAAATTATATAACAAAACAGAACTTTTTGTCAAGTTTAATATACAAATTTTATATACAATCTGAATTAAATCGATTTAATTTCTCTTATTGCAGATTTTTACTAAAAGCTGCATTATATTACTAATATATGTATAGGTGGGAACGTGGAGGGAGTTTATTAGCCAAAGTTTGCCTTTTCTTATTCAGCTTTTACAAACTGGAGGGAAATTTATAAATGCCCAGCTCTTATAAATAGCTTTCCCTATTCAGCTTTTATAACCTGAGAGGAAATTCTATATATGAATTTATACCTTATATAAATAAATGGGCGAGATTTTCCTGAATGAGGGGCTTTATGGAGAGGGAGAAAGTTGTGAGTAAGAGGGCTTTGTATAATAAGAAGGTGCCCCAGCTTTTATTTATCAGCAGGTGGAAAAAGAGAGAACTACATAGAAGTAGAAATTAAATCGATTTAATTTCTCTGTAGATTCATAGAGACGTTAAAGCACCGCCTCCGCAGACCAATAGCCCCCACCCCTTTCCCACCTACCTATATCAGATGAAATATAAAACTGTCTAAACAAACCTCGCCCCTGCAGACTTAATTAAATTTATAAAAGCACCTATCCCAGTTATAAAAGTACCTTCCATTTATGAAGATTCCTTCTATTTACAGAAAGCTTAATTCTATTTATAAAATCATGTTTCATTTATAAAACTACATTCCATTTATGAAAAGCTCATTCCATTTATGAAATTACATTCCATTTATGAAAATGGAAAATTACATTCCATTTATGAAAAGCTCATAGAAAAAGACAAATGCTGATTAATAAAACACCCCCCTATTCCCATCTACGGGTAGGCATATAAGAAATTAAATCGATTTAATTTATGAAGACGCAAATTTTGAAGAATAAGAATGGCATAACACGGTTAAAAGAAAACTAAAAAAGAGGGGCTTTCGCCCCCCCTTACAACTCAACTACATTTTCCTTTTTCTCTTTTTTGGCTGGTTTGGATTTTTCTATACCTCCACGGAATAACATAACTTTTCCTTGTTTGCTGTAGCCTATACAAGAACTTGGGATTTTGATGTTGAATTCTTTTAGTATATCGATTACCCGCATATTTCTTGTTTCCTCTCCAATTTTTACTTGAATAAACTCTGTCACAAAAAGACAATCCAGTCTTCTGTCTCTACTCTTTTTCACTACCTTCAATAACTTGTCAAAAAGCTCTTCATACTTGTACTGTTTACTCATTTTAAACCTCCTACTTATTTTTAGACCGCCAATGGCAGTCAACCTTTATGTGAAGTCAAGAAATTCAACCGCAGTAAACTTTTTTTGTAAATAACGTGTGTGGACAAAAGAAGGCTAATAAAAGTCTGTTTGTGCTTCGCACACGACATGACACGGTTAAAAGATACACAAAAACATATCGTTTATATCGTTATGAGAAAACAAAAAATAAAAAGCCGAAACGATAGGCTATAACGATTATACGATAGAAATTAAATCGAGCTATTAACAGGATGTAACGATAGGCATGATTGAATTTACGCGGTATGATATGAGTTAAATTCGGTAGGTATAACGATAGGTTGTGAATTAAATCGATTTAATTCATGAAAGCGTCAAAGTATTGGCACTTTTGCAAAGTTTACCCCTATCATTTTTGAATTTTAAGTGCCAATATTTTGACATTTTTATGAATTAAATCGATTTAATTCATAAAATCCACCGTTATACCTACCGAATTAAATCGATTTAATTCGGCTCAGTAATAAAGAGAGTTACGGTATTTGCAATGTTCACAATCCCAAACGGTACATTCGTAACATCTATGACTATAACCCCATGTTCTGTGCCAGCGATTGCCTTTATGTTTAATCTTGCCTTTTATTTCTTTGTCAATTAGTGATATCAGCTCAGGCACGACTGATATCGTGTATTTCATTTCTTTGAGATTGATATACTCGCCGAACGTATGTTCTCTGTGAAAGCCTATTCCAAGATTTACCGATGCAACTTGAAAGTATTCGCCGAGTATTGATATATCCGAAAAAGTGCCTACGCCTATCGGAAAATACTTTTTTATACATCTAACAAATTTCCTTACTTTTTTATCACGGGAAAGTAACTCATCGTTATAAAAAACAGCATCGTTGCCCCTTCTATCCAACTCTATGAAATATGGAGTATCATTTAATAACTCACATTCACACGCCTCAGTAGCACCGATGGCTCCCGTTTCTTCTTTATCGGTGAATAGCAAATTTACCGATAGATGCTGAAATTGCAAAAGAGAGTAAACTCCGCATCTATCGTCTCCACCGATGCCTTCTGGAGACCAAATATATCGGTTATTCCACAAAATGTTTCGTGGTGGTTCCTTGTGGACTGTATCAATGTGAGCAACCATAGTAGGAAATTTTTTATCCTTAAAGTACAGGATATAGCTCTCTCCTACGATGGCGTTTTTATTGTTTTCTTTCAGATACTGAAACAATTCAGCATCTGATAATTTAAGAATTTCTATAAAATCGTTAATATTTACCATCTTTGTTCCTCCTATATCGTATTTTTACAAGGTGCCCTGAAAGGGCGTCTTTTATTTGTTTTGCTACGGTGTAAGGCACATTTCTGTATAAAATTTGGTTTCTTTCATATCGGGGCTGTGCCTTTACTCCGTAGCTTGATAGAATCACCGATACATCTATATCGGTGATTAATATTACTAATTGGTTATTCTTCAATGTACTCATCAGGCTCCTCGTTTATATTGTTTTCGGTGTAATTCTCTGCACAACTGGGGCAATATGCTCTATCGTTTATATAATGGGCTTCCGTGTCTTCTACGAGACCACAACATTTTTCACACTCCACATAGTAATGATCTGCACAAGTGGAGCAAATGACATCATCGTCCCATGTATAATATCCGTTGTCTCGGTAAGCAAGCACACCACATTCTGAACAATAGAAAAATATCTCATTGAAACAATTTTCACAATAAACATTCCCACGTTCGAAGTAGGCTTCATCCTCATACAACCGTTCGCCACAATTATCGCAGTAGTGATATTCTGCTGTTCTAAACTCATCTGCTACGCCATTATCGTAGCAGACCTCACACAAAAGTACTGTGCGACCTTCATATTCGTGACCTCTATGCCTCCAGAAAAAGGAGTAGAGGTCAGCATCTAATGCTACAAAATTTCGTAACTGTGTTTTTTTCCCACAGAACGGGCAGGTAAATGTGTAGCTATCCATATCTATTTTATTGGGGCATTCCTTATTAAAGGATATAACAAGCCCCCGACTATTGTTTATATAGATATAAGTACTGTCCAAATCCACTATCTTGTAAGTACATTCGGCTTTATCGTATAAGCGCCTAACTGCCTCAGCAATAATTGTTTTATGTTCTCTACGGGTCAAGTCCATACCGTATACATTGAAAATACATACGATATCTTTATCTAATTCCCAAAGCCAGAATCGGCTCTGGTTTATTGTTACTAACTTTATCCCGTTTTTGCTAAAAAGGAAAGGGGTAAATGATCTTTCCCTTCCGCTCTTAAAGCAGGAGTGGCTATCACTACAAGTTACAACGTTTATGTCAAGAGCATCTTTTACTTGAACTACAAATGTATCGACAGGAAGATAAAACTTCCTGACGAAATTACAAAATGATTCGAAAATTCTCGACTCTCGGGATATACCGCCTATTATCTGGAGCCTTCTTGTGATAGCTCCCCATAGCGCTTTAGTTATTTTTCTCCCATCTTTCATTACGAAAGATGAGAGGTCCATCGTTTGCATAATGTTTTCAACTTCTGTCCTGATTGTCTCAGGACTGATTACTGGTAATCCCTGGACGAAAGACGCCACGAAATTTGACGTCTCCGTCCTGATTGTTTCTGGAGAACTTATTAGTTCTCCAAATGTGGAAAATACTACTTCGTTATTCATTTTAAACCTCCGCTTTTTGTTTACGACTGCCAAAGGCAGTCTTTGCCCTTTTTGTGAAGTGGAGAAACTAACGGATAACAATACGATTGAAACGAAAAAGACGAAATATAAGATAAAAGATAGCCGAGCAGACTAAATAAACTCAATCTACTCGGCTGTTTTTGGAGGACTGGTTTATTAGAGCGTTTAGGAAGGCTTTAATTTATGTTTTTAAAAGTGGTAATCAATGGTCTTTACAACATAAAATTTTTCATATTTATAGCTGGGAATGTTCAGCACGAATTCATATAAATCTATTTCATTCAGAAACCCCCACTCAGGGAAATAAAAATAAAAGCCTTTTCTCAAGTAGGCTTCATAAGCAACATCTATTAGACTGGGGGCAGGTTTTTCTAATTCCTTTTTTATTCGTGCAATTCTTTTCTTTATCTCTTTCTCTATAGTTTTCTTTAGTTTATCAACTGGAACTACCCAGTAGAAATACCTCCCCCCATCTATTTCTATCTCTTCAGGCTTGATTAATGGAGCCTCTCCCATCCCATCTATTCCTATCCAGTCTGCAAGCCAATCTACATCTTCCTGCACGAATTTCTCTCCTTCTTCCAGTCTATCGCTCGCATAATCACACCCTCTGATAGTCTCAATAACGTCCTCTGTATCAATTGAAAGTGCGGTTTCAACTTCTTCTGTGTTTTTAATATTCAATACCATACAAAAAACTCTTGAATGTGACATATTAGTTCCCTCCTTTTACCAAGGTATATAAGATAATTTCTTGCCTAAAAGCTCTTCTACTTCTTTCACTTCGTCCATTGTAAGGAAGACGCTCACCATCTCAATTACTTTGTTTGGTAATACTTTATAACCCCAAGATATGCCGTCCTCTCCAGTAAACATCAAATCAACTTCTCCTGAAACAAGAATTTCTGATAATGAAGTAGCAAACAGTTCGTCATCACTGAATTCGGAGTAATATTCTTCAACTCCTATGCCTTTAAACATACCATCTTCATTTGTTTCAAGAACTACTCCATGAAACCCACTTGCGTTTTTCTCATCCTTAAAAAACTCTTCCACCTTCTTTACTTTTTCTACATCAACTTTTGTTCCACTTTTGATGTTAAACATAAAATACGAATAATAACTCATAAAAACCTCCTTTTTATTTTTCCAAACTGCCAAAGGCAGTCTCTGTATTTTATGCAAAGCAGAGAAATTTTCAAGAAAGGGATGAGGCTATTGTTGGATAAAAGATAGCTAATTGGATAAAAGATGGCTAATATGCCGATGAAGAAATTAAATCGATTTAATTTCTCTGCCTCATAAATATTCGATTTTATTCAATGTCTTTGTCAGATGACGATACTTCAATGGTTCCACTATCGGCAGACACCTGCCGTAGAACAACTAACTGCTTCTGTTCTGGAGCGGTATCCTTTATATGTCCTGTGACTCTGGCAAGAAGTCCAAGAGCTGATATTTTATCAGATGGTTTAGTCCTTGTATCTTCTATAATTTCTTTTAACTTGGTAACAAAATAATCTTGAGTTATTCTATTCCTTCTTGAAATAATTTCCTGCCCATACTCTATTGCCTGTTGAATGTGAGGCTTCTGGAGCCATTCAAATCCTCTTAAGTATCTCATACCACAAAGCTGGCAAGTCTTCTTCAAATCAAAAACTGTTAAATATATTTCAACAAATTGTCTTTCTTTTTTCTTAAGTTGTCTTAAAAATAATTCTTTCTCTACTAAATCAAGAATGTCTCTCTTTAAGAGCAAAGCACTCCTCCCTTACTATACAAGTTTTTGCAAGTTGAGTATTAGTATTAGCACAAACTCTCTCTGGTAATTCCCCATACTTTACAAAGCGTTTTAAATTTTTCAGAGTTTGTTCATAAATATTGCATACATACTCATCCCGCTCTGCTACAAAGAGTTTTATCGGCTCTTTGACTTCTTCTTTTGCCATGTATATTATTATGCCAATATTATAATCATAATCCAGTTTTAGTTTTTCAGAAATCCAGCAATAAAATGACAACTGATATAGATGGTTAGGCACTGGACTTGTCAAGTTATTAAATGCTTCTCTATTTATACTTTTACACTCTACAATATACTTCTTTTCATTTAAGGTGATGATACCATCAGGAGAGCCAATCAGGCGTATATCTCCTATCTTCAACCCCATAACAGGCGGCTTTATGCCCTCTATTAATTCCAAGATAATATCCTCAATTTTATTACCTAACATAAAAGTTACATATCTGCCATTGCTTATATACAAATCGTTGTTATCTTTGAGTAATCCTTTTTGATAAAGAATTAGCTTCTCTCTTAAGCAAATTTTTAATATATCGGTCGCATGGATATCAGTAACAGAAGGCTTTCTTCCTCTATTTTTCCTTAAATTCTTGTATATCCGTGTCATCAATTGCTCTGTCAAATACTTGCTCAATATCATCCTCCCCTCTATAATACTCACATAAAGTTATTATATTTATTAGACTGTCTAATGCGTCAATTAAATGTGGAATAAACATATGTCTGAATCCCTCGTCATAATCAACAATAGCTTCTATTCTATCAGTACAGTCCCTGATTAAGGTAAGAATAGCTCTTGCATGGAGCTTGGTCATTTTCTTTTTACTGAGAGGCTTATTCCTATGTCTTAAATCATAAGAATAAGCCTCTATAACTCTTGAAATTATTTCTGGTAGTCTGTCTAATGTATCCATTTTAACTGTTTAAGAACATCCCTATTTAACAAAATAATAGGATACTTCTGTGCCATTGTAGCAAATTTTGTATAAGAAGTCCACCTCCCTTTAACCTCCAAAAATACATTATGGTCTGGAAGATAAAAATCAGGTACATACATTCTTTCTAAAATGAAAGGTTCATATAGTACATTACCAAACAGCTCTTTTAGTTTATAAAAAACCAGCTCCTCCCACTTACTACGAAATGGTTTTATACCTTTACTAAAGTACTCATATACATTATCTGTATTCGAAGTAAAAGTTTTTATATAGTCAACAAAACAAGACTCACTACACACAGGTGGTATGTAAGATAGCCCTGTCATATCTCTTATCTGTATTTGTTTTCCACACCTTATACATCCGATAACCACACAGCCTCCTTTATAATAGTATTAATAGCCTCCTGTTTCAAAGCCTTATTCCTGTAAAGTTCATTTAAAAAATCTTTTCTGTTTTTATAAGTCTTGTCTGCAAATTTTATATTGTCTTTATCTATCTTCGCTATCTCAACCAATTTATTAAAAATTGCCAACTCATCCATGACATCTCCAGCTTTATAAAACCCCTGATTAACAAGAGCCATTGTGTATTCCCCTACCACCTTTGGAATTCCACCTACTTTATTTTTTTCTATGACAAAAGCATAAGTAACCTTATTTGGAGTCTCTTGCCCTTTTGCATATTCCTTTACATAAAACCTTATTTCCAGTGCAGCAAGAGCATCCTGTAGTTTACCTCCGGGCTTTGTATATCCAGAAAAATATCCACCTATATTTACTCTTACCTGATTAATCAAAATCACAGTTACAGGATTTCCTTTCCTATTTTGTTTAGAGATATTAGGCACTATCTTTCTAAGCAGACTGCTCACTGCTTTTGCTGAAATCCCTACCAATGAAGAATCAGCTGGAGCTTCTGCTTCTTTCATGGGTATAACCATAGCAAGGCTATCTATTATGTAAAATCCATGTTCAGGCTTCTCTGTTAATTCCATTAATATCTCTATCCCTTCTTCTGCATAACTGGGCTGAACTACATAAAACCTATCTGTATCCCCTACAATAGTCTCACACCAAGCTCTATCAAATGCCTGCTCAAAATCAACATATACAACATTTCTGTCTGGATTAAAATCAAGAAAGCTCTTAGCCAATCTTAAAGACAGAGTAGATTTACCAGTAGATTTATCTCCAAAAAATAAAGTAAACCTGCCTTCTGGAATTCCACCTTTTGTAAGATAATCAAAACTATAAATATAACTTGGTATTCTATTCACATACTGGAGTTCCTTATATTTCATCAAGGTTAACTTCATGAATTTCCTCCATTACTGGTTGAGTATTATCGGCTCTAACTATTTCATTTATAACATCTATGTAGTGATTAATACATTCCTTAAGTTGTTTATCCATCTCCTTCTGTAATGTCCTAACTGTAGTTTTAAAATTTTTATTCACAGGAAGTGACATTGACAACCCCACTCTAACAGACTGATAGTTACCAATATTCACAGTTGCTCCAACAGACAATGTTACATTAGGAATTATCATTGTTTTGTTCATATAACACCTCCATTTGTTTAAAAAATCTGTTTAACAGTTTTCGTCGCTGTACTGCAATTAACATACTATTACGATACTCTTCATCATTTAAATATTTAAGCTTCCTCTTGTAAAGAATTGTATTCCTGTATTTTTTCCACTTCTCGTTTGATAAAAGCATTTACATCCTCCCGCATCATAGTTATATAATGAATTTTGCACCCAAGTTTTTGATAAATACTCAATCTTGTCCTGAAAAATTTGTTCATAACTATAGAAGATTTATCCACAATATCTATTACAATAGGTACCTTTCTTTTAGGTCTAAGTATTCTACCTATTGCCTGTCTTACATCAGCTCTTGGCATAGCAAATATAAGGCAATCAAGGTCTGGAATATCTAATCCAGTAGAAGCAGAACCATAAGTTCCTATTATTATTTGTTTCGTTATATCTTTAAACCTATAAGTAAAGCGCCCTACCTTGCCTTTTATATATTTAAGAGCCATAGCACGCAAGATATTAACATGCCTTAATCTATCTGTAAGTATAAGAGTTCTTCTGTCTTTTCTATAACTCTGCAATGTCAACCCAAGAATTAAAGCATTTCTATATAAGAGACTTGTAATTTTGTTATAGTATTTGGATATTAAGAAATCGCCATATGAATAACAACCTTTACAGGAAGAATCAACATCATAATAATCAATTACAATAACCTCAGGGGTTACTCTAACCTTGCTGTAATCAACTATAATATCCCCAATGTGGTACTTGAACAAAGACGTAAAACCATCTCGTCTCTCTACTGTACCTGATAATCCTATCCTATATTTATCCCAGAAATACTTGATAACCTTATGAAAATGCTCAGCCCCCATTCTATGAACTTCATCATAAATAACCGTCCCAAATTCTGTATATATAGCATCCCTATCAATATACTTCCCAAAGGCAAGAGTATGAAGCATTGCAACAGTAATAGGCTTATCATATGTGCAAGTATGCTGATAGATAACAGAAGGACGAAACCCGCATAGTTCTTCTATCTTGCTAACCCATTGCCTAAATATTTGAGTAGTAGGCACCACTACTAAGGATTTAAGTCCCAATTTGATAATCAAATCAATTCCCATAATAGTTTTACCTACTCCAGTCCCAGCTTGTATAATCCCAGAAGTATTTGCCTTTAGAAAATTATCAACCAATATCTTTTGATATGGATATAGTTCATAATTTCTTGTTTTAATATCTATCTTCTTCCATACAGCATCATCAGGCTGGCGTTTAACCAAGGCTCTGGGTATCCAGAGCTTATCCCCTTCAGCAAACTCATAAGCATATACCTCTTTATTGGTATATGTATTTTTGATAGTGAGTTTCCTGAATATATCCTCAGGATACCCAGAAACTAAAGCCATATGCTTTACACAGTGTATTTTCATTTCTTTTTTGTTCTACCAGTCTGTTTAATTGGTTTAGGTTCTTCTTCAATTAAATCTTCAAGAATTTTATCAACATCAACTTCATCATCATCCTCTGAAGATAAATCTGATTCTTCTTCCTCAGAAGTTACATCGTCTTCCTCTTCTACGATAGAAGGTATTTCCTCTTCCTCTTCTTCAGAAGGTATTTCCTCTTCCTCTTCTTCTTCAGTTATATCTTCTTCAATAATATCCTCTTCTATCACAGTATCAGAGGTTACATCAGAAACACTTGGAATTATATGAAACCCCATATACCTCAATTCCTCATCTGTAGGAGGTGCAAGAACTTTCTCATAATCATACGGAACAGCATATTCTTTTCCTAAACCCAATAGATTAAATCTCTTTCCCTCTACTACATCCTTAACAATTCCACATGCGGCATCTTTATCAGTATAGCGTTTTAATATGAACTTTACTCCAACAAGGGAGCCAAACTTTTTCTTATAGTCATCAAGCTGTTTTGCAAGTGTTCTTTTTGCCATTAACAGGCTTTTAGTAAATTTCACTATAGTTCCATCTTTCTTAACAAAAGGACGTAAATCAATTATTGTGTAGCATATAACTCCATGCGGTCTATCTCCTACCTGCATACAGACAGGACATGGTTTCATGCCCGCCGAGCAGGTTACTGTTCTAAATCCATTTCCTGTTTTAACTATATGAACTTCACACCAAAAGCCCTCATCATCTACAAAAATAACAGGAGCTTCCATATCTGGTTTGAGATGGAACTTTATATAGTTCTTCTCTTTCATTTGCTGTTGCAACTTCTCCCTTTCCTCTAATGCTCTTTTTGCTTCTTCTCCTTTTTTAAACCAACTACCCATTATAAAACCTCCTTTTTAATTGATTTTAATGCTTTTTTAATTTTTCCTTTCTCTACTATCTCGGCTGGGTCTTTGCAACCACAATAATCAGACACATAATACAACGGTAGAAAATTTAATAATTGTTTTTTAGCTTTCTGCCTTATTCTTTTACCTGCTTCATCATTATCAAAGAATAACACCACCTTTCTATTTAATTTTCTAATAGCAGATAACTGAGCGGTTGTGGGCTCCCCAAAAGAAGCCCACACAGTCACGTATCTGCTGAGTAGTATTGCATCTCTCTCCCCCTCTACAAGAAAGATAGCATCAGTTTTTTTAAACTGCTCCCCATACCAAATGCCTGCCCTTTTGAAATTTGTATTAGAACCAAGAAAGTAGAAAACTTTAGGCAACCTTCTTACCTTTATTGCTATTATCTTATCATTATGATATACAGGGAAGAACAAACACGAATTGCTCGCATCATATCTAATATTCCATTTAATTATATCCTGAGGAGTAAGATGTAGAATAGATGGAGCATATGGATAAACCTCAATAACTTCAGCTGGAATTTCAGTTAATCTAATTTCAGGTGTAGTTTCTTTATAACCACCAATGTGCTCTTTTATAAACTTTTCCATAGGTAATGGATTATTATGCCAATACCGAGCTATCTCTTTAGGTAAAGTAAGAATAGAACCATGTTTTCCGCAGGCAAAGCAGTTGTAACCTCCTGAAGTAGAGATACCGAACGAATACCTACTGTCATCTCCTCCAGTATGAGTCCAAGTCGCAAATGGGCAGGAACACATCACCCAGCCATCTCCTACTTCTTTTGAAGGTCTCTTTAAAAATAGACTTATTAGCTCTTTAATTTTACTCGTTTGCATTGATTATCGTACTTTATACCTTTTGTTCTAAAATACTTTTCTACAATCTCATCATTTGAATTCAGCATTTTAAAAACTGCCAACTCTATATCCATAGGAGAGAGCTTCATCAAATCTTCTTCCTCTACAACATAGGATAAAATTCTTACACACTTGGAAAGTCTGTTCCTTGCCTCAGGATATTTATTATATCTTTCAAACTTAATCATAAGGTTCCTCCAACAAATCTTCAAATTCTTCCATTAATCCTTCTTTCTCTTCAGAGCCAGATGTCATCTCTATTTGGTCAAAATTCATATTTATCCAATCCCAATGAACAGGAATTCTAACGTCCGATATTCCTTCCCTATTTGCAATCAAATGCATAACTCTTGATACACCAGTACTGTCTGGAGTAACTGCTACAACTACAGAAGCTATCTGCCCTATTGCATCTGATAAAGCAATATGCTGTAAATCAGGTTCTTTTGCAGAGGAAGCACTTCTGTTTAACTGGTAAGAGCAAACTATTGATGTGCTTGTTCTCATTGCTATTTGTTTTAACTCCTCAACAATAGCCTTCGCCTTTTCCCATTCTGAATTAAACTTCTGCCCATATTTAAGCAAATAAGCGCCATCAACAAAAACAACAGCAGGCTCATAAACTTTGATTAAAGAGTATAGTTCTAACAAGTTTTTAAGCCCTGCACCATTTACATAATATAGATTCAATTTCAATTTCTCCAGCTTCTTTTCTACAAAAGAGCTTATGATTCTTTTCTGGTCAGTAAATACATTACTCTTAAATCGCAATCCCAGCAGTCTCATAAGTATCTGCCGCTCCCCCATTTCAAGAGATACAAACATACATGGAACTGTATCTAATAACTTATTCATTGAATTGAGCATGTACATTGTCTTTCCCATCTTTGTTCTGGCAACATATACAAATATATCAGTAGGTAAATACCCACCCGTTAGATTGTCAATGATAGGATATCCTGTTGGATATCCCATTGTTCCGACGAGTTTCTTCTTTCTTACTTCTTGTATGATAGATTTAACTCTGCCTACTATTTCATCAGGCTTAATGATATGCTCTTTATTTCCTTCAGATAGTAATTTAGTCAATCGCTTATATAATTTAATCAAATCCTGAGATGGATTATCAAAGGGCATCTCCTTGAATTCAAGTATCACATTCTGTATAGTTCTTTCGTATATGACTTCAAGCCACCATTCTATAGGATAATCTTGATATCCCTCAGGAGCTGTTCTTGGAGGAGGCAAACTTTTATATTTCTTAAGGAACTTCCGTATCCTATTATATTCATAATACTCCTCCTCAGTAAGTTGGTCCTCAGGAATCCTACTTAGGGCTTCAATATCCTTATCAATAAGTATTTTATGTAATAAACATAATCCAGCCAGCATTAGACTTTTATCCTTTTCTTACATACTTGAGGTATTTCTTTGCTTTTTTTCAGCACTTCTGAACGAAGAGCCTCAATTATGTCATTATCAGTTGCATGATTCATAATAAAATCTGAACATATATAAGTCAAAGCTACATTCAAATTATCTGAAAGAGCCAATTCCTGAGCAATATGCATAGCTTCTTTAACTATTTCTGCTTGCTCATCAAGTAATTTGAATTTCAGAGTAAGTACTTTCTCAATCTCTTCTCCCTTAGCATATTTTACTTTTTCCTTTCTTACAAAATCTTGCAGCTCTTCCCTACTTAACTGCTTAGCTTTACTAAGCGTAGTCTGTAGGGATTCAATAGGAAAGTTCTCAGTCAGCAAAAGAGAGGCTACTTCTTTAAATTTTGTCCAACCAATACCAATTAATTCCTCCTTAGAAATTGCATAAGTCTCAATCGCCTGCCCCATCTTTACTCTATACATGAACATTTCATAAGATAGTCCTGACGGAGCAAGTTCTGCTTTTACATAATCTTTACAGGATTCATATCCTTTGACTTTCCATTCTTGAGATGAGTATATCTCGTATGCTATTGTGGCGATTTCATACCAAGTCTCAGACTCTCTTCTTAATAAAGCTCTTAGTTTTTCAGTATTGTCTGGTTGTGGCGCCTGTGTCTTAGTAATTTGTTTTTGTTTCATTTTTGCCTCCTATATACTTGATTGTCTCTTACTGTTTTTAATCTTCTGTTTGTTACTTCTGCCTTTAAAATTTTCGTCATCTTGTCTAAATCCTTAATACATTCCATATTTGTATAACCTTCTGCATCTAAGATAAGTTCCAAAGTTTTCTTATTTAATTTTAAAAATATCATGATGCCCCTCTGAATTAAATCGATTTAATTGCATACATAACATAAGAATCATTTTCAATCATATGAACATTGAGTCCTTTCTTCCTCAATAGGTAGTAGTAGTATTTTTTCATAAGAAGCTCGGCGTTCTTGTGAGCTGTACTATCATATACAAGTTTGCCCTTTACTACTCCAATATCTGGAGAAGTTTTCGGTTTCAACACTACTTCTCCTATAAAGTTCTTTGTAGAAAAACCATAGATTGGAGCATTTTCTTCTACTTTCCAATTTAACTCATGTGCCACCTCCTTTAATAAAGATATATCTATTGGAATTTTAATAGTTCTAAGCTCACTCATCTTGTCCTCCTAATTATATCCCTAATCTTTGTAACATTCTGAATAACTTCAACTGGAAGGTCTCCTTTCAATACTTCAGCATTCCCTTCAAAAAAACCTACCTCATGAATTCCAGTAATTCGTATTTTATTAGCTTTACTACTAAGTCTGATGTACATTTCCTTATATTCAGTAGGCTTACCAAATGTAGAAAATCTTGATATAATCTTCAACACCGTACCTTCCTTCATTTTCCCATCAAGAATGAAGAATCTCTGTCTTTTATCTTCTTTTTTGGAGGAAGCCCTATCATAGATAGGGCATTTAAACAGAGATTCCTCCATTCCATCATTTCTCACATGGAAGATGTAGAAAGAAGTCAGCCCAAAGCGCTCTATAGATTTTTCCCCCGCCATCATCTTAACGGCTATCATTCTTCTTCTCCTTTACGGAAAACCTTTTTATCGTCTTAGTAGCTTTGGTTACTTCTTCAATATCCTTTGGAGCAACATATTCTCTGAGCTTCTCTATTGAAACAGACACAACCTCAAGGAATTTCTGTGGTCCGAGCTTTTTAAGAAGAGACGCTTTATCCACCTCAGATATTAATGTATTCTGCGTTATATTAAGCGTGTATTTTGTTCCATCATACTGTCCTTCCCCTAAATTATCCAGCTTTTTTCTTATCTTCTCTTCCTCTGCTTCAAGCTTTTTAATCTCATCCCTAATAGAACCGAGAGCATCAATAAGAAAAGAAAAAGGAAGTTTAGTAGCTTGTTCCACTAGTTTTTCTCTCCTTAATACCTTTGTTTTCATCTTATTCCTCCTTATTGTAATACTCCATCCTCAGCCTCTATCTTCTCCATATAGGCTAAAAGGATGGGCGTAATAGCCATTGATGATATTATAGCTGTGCATTCATTAAATAGGCGGCACTTATCACAATCATAAGAAATTCTGTCGGCGGTTGCCGACAAACAACCAAGTATTGGAATAATATTTAGTGCAATATCTTTTAGATTGTACTTAAGTTCAAGGTCTTGCTGTAGGAAGTCTATGGCAACTCTGTCATCCCTCTTAGGCATAATAAAATTTAATTTTGTTTTCATTTTACCCTCCTTATAATTTTATTATAGCAAATTAGGGAAGTCTTTGTCAACTTCCCTTGATAATTGCCCTCTTTTGTTGAGGTATAACATCTTGCTTATTAGCCCTTCTAACTCTGAATTTATTAGCCCACTCCTCCAGAGCTTTGATTTTAGGAGCTTCTAATTTAGACAATGGAGTAGTCTTATTTATTACCTTAATTAATTCAGAATTATCTAAATCCTTCTGGGAATAAAAGCAATTACAGAGAGCCTCTTGAATAACAGCTTCTATTTCTGAGCCTGTAAAACCTTCAGTGAGACTTACAAAATCATCAACTTTATATTTGTCTGGATTTCTTCCAGTCTTCCGTAAATGTATTTTCCATATAGAACTACGCTCGGCTGCATTAGGCAATCCTACATACCAGATTTCATCAAATCTTCCTTTTCTAAGCATTTCAGGAGGAAGTTTAGTAATGTCATTAGAAGTACAGACAAAGAAAGAAGGAGCCTTCTTTTCCTGCATAAAATACAAGAAAGAGCCTATAAGCCTTGCTGTAACTCCACTGTCAGAAGAAGAAGAGGATTCTAATCCTGCAAAAGCCTTCTCTATTTCATCTATAAGAATAACTGCGGGGCTAACTGCTTCTATTAGCTTAAATAGCTCTCTTGTATTTTTCTCAGTTTCTCCAACAAGGGAAGAAAATAACCTACCTACATCAAGCCTAAATAATGGAACTTCAAATAGAGTAGCTATAGCCTTAGCCGATAGAGTTTTACCAGTACCGGGCACTCCTGTTATAAGACATCCCTTTGGTACCTTTAATCCAAATTTTATAGCCTTTGACAGATTCTTATAAACAAATGCTACTCTTGTAAACCATTCTTTCAGATGCTCAAGCCCTCCAACTTCATTAATTGTCTCAGTATCTCTTATCCATTCTAACAGCCCTGATTTACGCACCATTTTAGCTTTTTCTTGTTTCAATATTTCTAAATCAATTCCACTTTCCTCATTGACTAATGCTATAGATAAGGAACCTTGAATTTCGGCAATGGTCATTCCAGAGCAAATAGAAGATATAGCATCAACTTCTTTCTTAGTGGCTTTAACATTATAGTTAGTGAGAAAAGTAATCACCTCTTCTTTTATTTCATTCTGAGTTGGAAGTTTATAATCAATAGTTACAAAGTAGTGCTGAATCTCTGGGGGGAGGTCACCTGTTCCGATGCCTATAATATGCTGATGATTTACTTTACCACTTTGATAAATATCATAAAGCAAGTCATAGATTCTGTATTTAGCAAAATGATTCTCCCATATAAGATGTAAATTATTTATTACAAATATACCTACTATGTTATTATCCAGAATATATTTGAGAGTCTCTTCCAGCTCCATGGTTCCAGAGATATAATTACCATTTATAGATAAACCATAACCAGAATTATAAATATAAATACTAAGCCCTCTTCCTAAAACACTGATTGTTGATATAGTGGGAGCTACACTTAAATTGAAGCTATCTACATAATTAAATAAATCAGATAGGACTCTATCATACTCATTAGAATAAATGTAAATAAGAGGAAAGGCTCCTCTAATATAAGTATCTATTTGTTCTGAAAAGGTCTTCATTTGTTCCCTCCATAGAAATTAAATCGATTTAATTACTATCCACAAAAAACTACCCGACAATTAATACATTCAACATTTTTAAAAGGACACATTTCACAAATCATTTCCACTTCTAAAGTTCGCTTGTTTAATAACAGAGTTGAGCCATTTGTAAAATTTAGCATCTGGTTTCCTTCTTCCACACATCCGCTCTGCTGTTCTGCAGGTTCCGACAATAATTTTTTCATTATATCCCTCCATTATTAATTTTTCTACTTCTATTTTATTTCTATATTTATAAATGCCAATACAGATATTAAGGATATTTTCATCTGATGGGAATTTATCCAGAACTTCCTCCAACTTATTCCTTATATTATTATATATATATTGCCTGACCTCCTTAACCAAAAACATGGAAGGATGAGGATACCCATCTATAGACGCCTTCAGGTATGGAAACTTAAGCCTGATTTCATCGAACATATCAACTCCAGCAAGCAAAACTTTCATCTTGTTTTTACCAATTTGTCTTTCTATCTTCTTGAAGAAGGGCTTAAGCTTGTACTCTACTTCATAGCCATTAGCTATTAATTTGCTTTCATATACCATCCAATTAGATGGATTTTTAATAGGTTTGGCTACTAATTCTCTTACCATAATAAATTATATAATTTTCAAGAAGGTTTTGTCAACTCCCATCTTACAAACTCATAATTATACCAATGAAGAATTGACAAAAAAAGGGAAGATATGCTATTATAATTTAGTATCTAAAAAGGAGGAAAGAAGATGATAGTACATCTAAGGTCTTACAGTTTTATACCCCATGAAGGGGTATTTGAGGTAAGAAAAGTGACTGAGGAAAGGCTGCGAGAGGCGGTTAAGAAGGGAACTCTAAAGGCTGGAATACGACATAAGGAAACATTTGCTTATGTAAAGAAGATACTCGGGGTTGACTATATAAAAAACAATTTTGATAATATAAATCTGGCAAACAAGAATGAAATTCTGTTTGCTATAAGAAAGGAGGGAAAAAATGAATTTGTTATCTGGGAAATCAAAGGAATATCCATACGGGATAATAGGCACCATCCAATACAAGAACAAGAGGATTAAGATTATAACTAAAAGTAGAAAACATATAGTAGCTGGTAATTGGCTTGAAGCAGTTAGGAAGCACTGTACCAAAGATGAAATACCTGTTCTCCAAATTACAAACAGTATAACTGGAAAAAATTATATAGTAATGGAAGCAGACCTATTCTGGAATGAAATTCTACCAAGAATTACGGAACCTTAGACTCTCAAAATATGAACTAAGAAAATATGTAAACAAACTACTATTCCTAAAAAAGTATAATTTGGATTATGAAAATGTAAAAAAGAAATTAGTAGATAACTATTTAGCTTTAGGGCTAAAATTAGCCACCAAGTACCAGAGTGGGAGTAACATGAATACGATGGAACTATTCAATGAAGCCTATATAGCTATTAATAAAGCTGTGGATAAATACGACGGGCGGAGTTCTCTATCCACTTTTGTGCACCACTATATAAAATGGCACCTCCAAACCTACATATCTGAAAATTCTATATCTATTAAACTTCCTTTTAAAGAAAGAAAAAAATATAAAGAATCCTTAGACTATTTATTTATATCTGAAATACTAATTGATAAATACCATGATGGAGATGATTATGAGAAGATTAAGATAAAGGAGATGCTCCTTTTAAACTTGAATAAGGTGTTGGAACAGCTATGCTCTAATGATGAATTAGATAAACTATTTAATGATAGTAATCCTCCTAAAGAATTATTAGAAAAACTAAGAAAATGTGAGGAGGTAAAAAAGATTTATGACGAACTCAAATCCTTGTAGTAAATGTATTAATAGAAATATTAAAGTAGAGGGGCTTATTCGTAAAAGTGATATTCTAATTGTAGGAGAAAGCCCCGGTGAGGAAGAAGTAAAATATAAAATACCTTTTATTGGGAAAAGTGGTCAGTTACTTAATACAGTTCTCACTAATATTATGGAGATTAATAGAAATGAAGTTGCTATAACAAATGCTGTCAAATGTATGATACAAAAAGAAGACAAGAAAGTATCCTCCTTTGTTAGAGAAACACTGCAATCCTGTAGAACATTCTTAGTAGAAGACATACAGAAGGTTCAGCCAAGAATTATAGTATGCCTTGGTGAAATAGCCACCTTGCAGATATTCGGTAAAAAGTATCCCATATCAAGGGTCAGAGGTAGAATACTAAAATCAGAAGAATTTAATTGTGAAGTTTACTGTATGTTCCATCCTTCTTACATCCTAAGAACAGGCGGAATTTCTGAGAATAACTCAATATGGAAACTGTGGGCTAAGGATTGGTTGTATCTTAAAGAATATTTAAATAATGGAGCCATAGTTAAAGAGAAAAATTATGATGTTTTTACAACCACGGATGGCATGAGAGCAGGCAAAATATTTTCTCTTGACTGTGAATGGGATGAGAATGAAAACCTAATAGCTATAGGAATAGGAGGTAAAAACTTTGCCAGAACAGCTATCATAAGCGAAATGACTCCAAGAGATAGAGAAAGTCTTGTTACCTTATTTAATAGAAGAGTCTTTGTCGTAGCTAATAGACCAGTTGATGAATACATACTATTGAAGAATGGTTTTCCTCCTCCAAAAAATGTAATAGACCTATTCAACATAGCAAATCTTGTAGATGATAATATGAAGATAAGCTTGGAAAATATAGCAAATATATATACTGAAGAAAGAAATATAAAGGATATAAACAGAGGTAAAAAAGTATGGGAGTTGAGTAGGGAGGATTTAATAAAATACAACTGCCAAGACTGTGAAGTTACTATGAAGGCATTTAGTGTCCTCATGCGAAAGTTAAAAAGAGATGAAATATTATTCAGATATTGGAGATTTTTTACCCAGCCTATATCTGATATGCTTGCAGATATAGGCATAAGAGGTATAAAAATAAATACTGAGAAATTAATAGAAAATAAACAGTTTTTACAAAAAGAAAAAATAAAACTTGAGCAGAGTCTTATATCCAGACTACCAATAGCTTTACAAATAAAATATAAGGATAATCTGAACCTTACAAGAAATAATATAATAATTGATTATCTATTCAATAGTGAAGTTGGACTGAGACTTGAGCCAGAGGATTATACACCTACAGGACTACCTTCTCTGGCGGAGGAACATTTAAATCAGTATAACAATGAATGGATTTCTGATTACATAAAATGGAAAAAGATTTCTAAACTTATATCTACATATTTGGAAGGAATTGAAAAATTCGTAAAAGATGGTAAAATACATCCAAATACAGTATTATACAGAACCTCTACTGGAAGAACAGCTATGATGAAACCTAATCTACAAAATATCCCGCAAAGAGGTATGCCTTATGTAGATAAATGTAAGGAGATATTTGAGGCTCCAGAAGGCTTTTTAATAGGAGCCAGAGATTTAGCTCAGTCGGAATTAAGAATTATAGCTTGGCTGGCTCAGGAAAAGAACATGCTTAAAGCTTTCAGAGAAGGACTTGACTTGCACAGAATGACTGCTTCTATAATAAATAATATCCCGCCGGAGGCTGTTACTAAAGAAATGAGACAAACAGCTAAAGCAGTTAACTTCGGATTTATCTATGGATGTAGTCCATCTACATTCAGAGGTGTAGCTAAGAATGATTATGGTATAGAATTCTCTCTTGCAGAAGCCGAACAAATAAGAAGTAAGTTTTTTGATATATATCCTGCTCTTGTTAGATACCATGATAAATGTAAGAGAATAGTAAGACAGTTTAAACAGATAAGAAGCCCATTGGGAAGAGTTAGACGATTACCAAATATAGATAGTGATGACCCTTATCATAGAGCTGAAGCAGAAAGACAAGCTATAAACTTTCCAGTGCAAAGTTTTAGTTCAGATTTAGCTTTAATAGGGATGTATCTATTCTGGAAGGAGGTGAAAAATGTAAAATCTATTTATCCTTTTTTATTTATCCATGATAGTGTTATGTTCCTTGCGAGAGAAAATGTTATTGATAAGGCAATGAAACTACTAAAAGAGTGCATGGAGGAGCGAGCAGTAGAATATATCAAAAAACATTTTAAAATTAAAATAGGCTATCCTGTAAAAAGCGAAGGCAAATATGGTCGGTCTTGGGCTGACCTAAAAGATTATGAGGAGGTTTAATACTATGAAAAAATCAGAGTTTAGTGATACACCAATGTATCGCCCGAAAGACCCTACTAAGCAAAGATTATTTGCAGATGTTATGTCCAGAATTCCCCTTAAAATAAGAAATCAACTAAATATGACTTGTATTCATATCCTAAATATTATGCTGGCAATGGGAACTTATAAGAATGAAGATAATAGATATTACATTGATACTATGTATTTTTCAGAAACATGGCTCGCAAAACAATGTGGAAGAAGTAGAGTTCATATCTCTAATATGATTAGAAGAATGGAAAAACTCGGACTAATAAAGGTAGTAAGAAGAAGATTACCTAATGGAAGATTTAAGACTAATTTATACAGACTAACTGGGAGGCTCCTTCAATGTTTTGGTTTGTGGAAACGGTTTGTTAGAAGTATCGTCACAGAAAGAAAGAAAAGACTCGAAGAATCTATAAATCAAAAAATTAAAAAATACAAGAGATATATACGCACTTATCTTAAAGGCAAAAGTGTAAGTGAGTATTTATTTGATACAGCTTTAGAACAGGAACATGAGCGACAGCGATTATTAAGAGGCGAAATAACCAAACAGCAGTATTGGGAGAAAATAAAAGAATTAGGTAGAATAGCTTTCTTTATACCAGATAACCCAGAAGACTATAAATTGTTTATGCAACTTGCTAAAGAGGAGGTTGAAAGTATTGGAAATGCATCCATGTAAAGTGGGCTTATTATATACTCTACTATGCAGAATGAAGAATACAAAACATTTATTAATAAATTAATAAATGAGAGAGAGGAAACCTTCTAATCTCCATAGAGGAGCCCCTCTATAAAGATTAGAAGCCCTATTCTTCAGAAAGAGTTTACAGACCTCTTACTGAAGAATTGTTTTCTCTAACATAAAGAAGAAATATCCTTTATGCTAAAGAATATTTCTTCTTTATGTTAGAAAAAAAAGGAAATTAAATCGATTTAATTTCTCTTATATCAGGTTGACCGCTTGTAGGGTTCTATCTATTCTTGGGGCTAGTGCTTGTTTTAGAGTATCACTTTCTATAAACGGAATAAAGCCCTTATATTTAATAACGGCTTTATTATAGTCTCTTATTGATTCTATTATATCTTTATAATCTTCTGGATTTTCTCCAGCGAGGCGGATTTTTCTATATATTTTATCTCTCCATTTCTCATACCAAGAACTTAATCTAATTGCGTAGAACTGTCTATCTTGTATATCTGCTAATCTTTTTGGTCTAAATCCAAAGGCTCTTTCTACAGCTTCTGGTAATGTCAATTTAAATTGTTCTCCTGTCTCAGGTTCTATGACAGGTTTCCCAGCTTTAGTGAGTAATCCTCTATTATACAAGCTTATAGCTTGGAATGGCATAGCCCAACCAATAGGTAGAGCATACGATAAAGTTCCGAGAATATCTCCATAACTAAATTGTTCTTTTGCTTTTAGTGTTCTTGTTATTTCCTGAGCGTGAACTCCTAATAAGAAATTACCTAAATCATCAAAAGATAAACCTTTAGGTACAGGTAATTCCATCTTTAAAGCAGGAGACATATCAGCTAACCCCAATGCAGCTGGAATACCTTGTATTATAGCTGTCGCAACTGGTTCATCAAATAAATCTCTAAATGTATTTCTAATTTTTGCTCTATATGGGAAACCAACTATTCTCTCAGCGATATCAAGTAGGTCATCTATAAATGGTATAGCAGATACTCCACCAAAAACAGCAAAGGCAGCTAAAGATATAAATACCTTATCAAAATTCCTTTTTCCTATATTATGTAAAAGCCATGATATATAATTAAAGGTATAAGATTTAAGTGTAGTAGGTATAGCAAGTAAAGCTCCTGCTGTTGTTCTTGGTTGCATCCAGTATGGTCTGTTAGCTCTGCTATAATCTCCAAATACATCTTCAGTTACTTTGGCTGCAAATCTAATGCTTGTTTCATAATCCAGCCCCTTTGCCCTTGCTAATCTAAAAGCAAGCAGTCCACCAACTGTTCTTGTATAATATTCTGAATACTTAAATGGTAACATAGTCCAATCAAATATCTTCTGGAATGTTCTGCCAAATACTTTCAGGTTTTCTTCTCTAATCATGTTAATGAACTGGCTTTCTATAATTCCTTCAGTTATAAGATTCCTTAAAGCCATTATATCACTTTTATAAGGTATATCTTCTTTTCTAATATTTGCTATATCAAAATCTTCTTTGAAGTAACCATTTTTCCACCATTTAACTAAATCTTTAGAAGCCTTTGCTATATCAACTGTAGCCTTTATACTTTCTGGAATAGATTTTAGAATTTGCTCAGTTATTTTACCTTCACCCCTGAGTATAAATCCAGAAGGTTTATCCATAAGCATAGCTAATCGTTCAGCAGGCATAGTATAATAATTTTGCAGTTCTGGAACAAGCTGGGTTAACATCTGAGTTAGATTAATTACTACAGATGATATTCTTCCAGATAAATAGTAAAAGGCACCTATCATTCTAAGTTTATAAGCATATCTTGCTATATCATTATAAGGAGCTGTTACGCCTTCAAGAGTTTTCTTAAGAAGGTTAAGCCTTTCTGGATTTGATTCTAATAACTCTTTATTCTTATCTCTATAATCCATATATTCTGTTATGACTTTTTTGTGGGCTATGCTATTTGACATTTGTGTAAAGTACCTGCTTAACACCTCCTCTGGGTCTCTTTCATAACCTCTAATAATCTTACCAAATTCTTCTGGCAGTCTATGTCTCTGGAACATTCTTCTTGCTGCTGCGTAATGTGTTTCAGCAAATACTTTATCCATAGCATTACTTAACTGGCTTAATACTGCTTCTGATTCTGGGCTGTCTATGTGTTTGGCAAGTGCGAAAATTATTTCTTGTAAGTGTGTATAAGATAAGTTAGACAAAGCAGATTTTTCAATTGGCAGTTTTTCTCCTTTTACTACAATAAAATCAAGATTATTCTTAAATGCTTTTGCTTTTATTATTGGATTATTATGTATATCACCTTCAGTTATCTCAAATTTAAAACCAACATTTTTAAGAACTTGCGTCATTTTATCAGTTATATTATTTAAATCAGCCCGCTCCTTTTCAGCGAACTTTGATGGATTTACTTCGTGATAGAATACTTCATATAATACAGGACTTTTCTGCCCTGATATTGGGTCTACGATTTCGCCCCTTTGGTACAATTTAATGTAGTAATTTCCACCCTTTCTTGTAAATGGCTTGTAGTAGATATTTGATAATTCATCTAATGAATGCGCACTCTTTTCTATGAAATTCAGCAGATGAGAAAATGGATAAATATCCTTCTTGTATTCATTCATAATCTTGGATGACAGTTCTTTCTGTAGATTTAATATTGCTCTTTTATCTATGGCATCTTTTGTAATCTCTCCAAGTATCTTAGTTATATATGGATTAAATGTTGTATTAATAAATTCATTAAACTCGTCTGGTTTAAAATCACTTTTACCTCTCTCTATATTTCTCTTTATAGATGAAATAGTTGATTTAACAAACATACCATACAGGGCATTTATCATTTCCCTAAATATCAAATCCGTTCCTTTCTTTGTTTCCGTATACACTCTATACATTTTATCTATAGAGGTTGGGTCTGTAACTCCATATCTATATGCTACTTCTGAAAACCTGTCTTTAGGTAAAAAATCCATTATAATAGCACATTCGTTCTCTATATCACTATATTTGTCATATAAACCCTCAGTCTTCAATTCTTTTAAAGCTACGAATACTTTGTTATAGGCTGCTTGTAATAATCTGTTTGCATATTGCCCTCCTCTATGAACTATATCATAAAATTCCATAAGCCATTCATTTCTTCTTGGCATATCTAATATCGTCTTGAGTTTATCTATAGTTGATATTCTTACTTCTTTTGATGCTCTCATAATATCCTTGGCAGAAGTTAATACTCCAATTAGCATGTCTGTGAACTTACCTGACTTGCTTTGTATTCTATTAAATTCAGTTTCAACTCTATCTATCTTAGTATTAGCATCTCTAAACATAGCATAGGATTTATCTCCGAGCAGTGTTAAAGCATCATTCATATATCCAATTGGTACTCTTTCTATATTACCTTGTCCCTCTTTTAAATAACTGCCTGCCTCTATCTTTGCAAACATATCATTTACAGAGGCAAATCCCAAACCACGTATAAAATTAGTTATCTTCTCTATAAAGTTATTAAATGATTCTATTATTCTCTTCATAAAGGAGGGGGGTTCTTGTCTTTCAGATAGATATCTGCCAAATGCCTCAGCTATACCTTCTTCAGTTTTATATTTAGCAAGAGCTAATTTGTAGTCAGACTCTTTTATTTTTCCAGCCTTAGCTAATATATGAATCACTTCATGTCCAACTGTTGTAATTACATCTGGATGATTTTCTACTAATCCAATAAAACCTTCCTTATTGTTAGCCAGCCAGTAAGAAAAACCAGCCACAGTTTTATCATGATTTTTTGTAAGTTCTTTATATAGTTCATGTTTTGGAGATACAAAGGCATACTTAATATCTATATTAAATGGTGATAATATCTGAGTAAGCATTCTATGTATAACAAGATGGTTTACAGCTGTGTTGTTCAGCAAGTGAGGCACTTCAGATAATGTTCTAAATTCAATATCTGGAATTTCATCCAGTTTTGGTATGATTTTTTGTAATTGCTCAGATGTAATGACTGTATCATATATTTCCCTAATTTCATTAAGGGTTTTTGGAGAAACATTCCTGTTTTGGGCTTGTTCTAATAAATCTATATATCTGGAATAAATAATATCTTCTGGAGCGGTTATTTTTGCCCCTTTTGTTTCTCTTCTCCAATATAGATTCCATGCTTTCTGGATTGTTCTTAGCTCTTTTATTAATGGTGTAAGTTTTTCATTCTGCTCATTCTGAGATAGTTTGGTATTTCTAAGCACTGCATACAAGTTCCTAATCAATGCATCAGCTTTTTCATACAGCTTTATATGTCCTTCTTTAACTTCTTTTGTTAGAGTTATTTCTGTATCTTTGTCATCTGTTAAAGCCTTCTGTAGTTCGGACACCATCATAGTCTCAGCAATTTCCATTTTTCTGGGCATATCTTTGAGCAGGTTGTATGTAGATATAAGGTTTCTTAAGTTTGACTCAAGAGTAGGAACTGATTCAAATTGTCTATTGTATTCCATCATTATATCTTCAAGTTTCACCTTATTATTTAACAGCTTTTCTATATCAGTTACTTTTATATATTTCTTTATTTCTGAATATAAACGATTATATTTATATTCAATAGAATCAACAGAGACATTTTTTATGGTATCTACTATTCTGTTATAAGTTATAGGGTCATTTATTATACCATCAGCAATTGTATAAGCAATATATTTTTCAGGATTCTTGATAAACTCTTTTATTTCATTAATAAACTCCCATTTATTAGAAATCTTATTAATAAGAATATCTCCTTTAAAGATTCTATTCAGCTGTATATAAGTAGTACCTCTTATTTGTTTATTTAAATCTATACCAGAATTCTCATCTGTGTTTTTCATATATTCAACAATTACATCAAATAATTTCTGCTGTTGTCCCTTTCTACCAGCTACATCACTACTTATATATTTTCCAAGCTCTATAAAAGGGCTATCAGCAGACATTATTGACTTGTATGTAGTTGTATCCATTATTAATGGAATACTACCAACCTTTCTATCCATAATTGTTGGAATAAATACAATAACTTTATTCGTCTCAGCTAAAGGAACAACATTTAAGTAAAGATTACTTACTCTATCAGTTGGCAGAATATTTTCAAAAAATTTAGTTTCAAGTGCCACTCTATAATCAAATCCAAGCATTGAATTGATTATATCTGCTATTTCAGGATGTCTTTGCATTATCTTTGTATTTAATTCAGATGTGTAATCTTCAATCGCTTCTTTGAAAGCACGAGCTTTCTCTATTCCAGATATCCGTCCAAGCCATGAAGAAATGGCTCCGATAGTATAGTAAAAAGGATTTCTATTATAAAGCTCAGCTATATCTGTTATACCAAAGTAATCTTTTAATACTGAGTGGGTAGCAATCTTTGATAGAATGCGTTTTATCTCTGGAGCAAATTCTCCCCACATATGGTAAGGCAAACTCATCCAGTTGCCTTTGTCTGTTTTCTGGTTAAATAATACCTGTCTTAATAGTTCAATTTCATCTTTTGTCAGTTTCTGTCTTACTGTTTTTGCAAAATCTTTTATTTCCTTATTGACTTTGCCAGCCTTCTTTTTTGAGTCAAGTAATACAATCTCTTTTGTTAAGTTATATAGATTAGGAGCCAATCGTGAAAGTTCAAAATTTAGATTGAATTCCCACGTTGAAGTGCTTTCTTTTGTTATTCTTGGTTTATCTATTTCTTCTATTTTTTCTTGTGGCTGTAGTGATTTAAATTCTTTTTCTCTTGTTATGTTGCTTTCAATAGCTGTTCTAAATATAGAATCTATTGGCTCCAATACTCCATTATTTAATAAATGGATAGACAATCCCTCTGTAGTTCCTTTCAATCCAATAATATCCTGTAAGGTATTGGGTTCTGATAGTTTTATCTCTTCCTCTGAGTGCTGTTGTCTAACCTTATTACCAATATCTTCTATAACTGATTTGCTCTCAGGCACTTGTACAGCTTTTTTGCTCAGAACTTTATTCACAGTCTCATTTCTCCATTTTGTTACTTCAGTAATATTTATGTAAGGTTTATTGTCTTTGGTTACAATGAAAAGTCTCTTTTTCAAAGCTGGGTTTATAACTGGTACCTTACCTGTATAAGCTTTGACATCTGCCAATGCTTTACCAAGAGTAGTGATATCAGCATCACTTAAGTTTAAAATAAGTTGCTTTACTGATTTACTTTGTGGTTCAAGTAAGTCAGAATGTTCTGCTTGTAAACTTTCTCTTGTTATCTTATAAATTTCTTGTCTTTGCGGAATAGCTAACCGTTCTGTCATCTCTTGGAGTGTTTCTTTAAATGTATCTCCTTTTTCTTCTTTTTCTTCTTTCTTGCTTACAGGCGGTTCAATTACTTCTGGTTCAGTTTCATGTTCTTCCTCAACTTGTTTTTTAGCTTTCTCTTTTTCCGATTCACGTCTGACTTTCTCTATTAAATCTTCTTCTACAACTCTGTATTCTTTTGGTGTAACCAATTTGCCGTTATCATTTACTACAAGTTTCCCAAGTTTATCCAATATTTCAGTTTTTAATTTTGGGTCTTGATTGGCTTCTTTAGCTGTAATCTTTTTGTCAGGCATCAATTGTTTATATTTATTAATATCTTCTCGTGTTATATTATAAGAATCAATATTAGTAAATACTTCATTGCCTGTCTCATCGAGTATTTTAACTCCAAGTTTATTTATATCACTAAGTAATTCTATCTTTTTTTGCTCATCAGCATTAATATCAGATAATATCTTATCTATTCTTTCTCTCTGGGCAATTGCTGTTGGCAGGATTATTCCTTGTTCCTCTGGTATTCTTTCCAATACCGAAGACTTTTCCTCTATAGTTTTTATTTCTAATGGCTTCTGTCTCGCAACATATTCTTCTTCTGCTTTCTTTAGTATTGCTTCTCCTGCTGTGAACTTCTTTTCAAAATTTAATATAGAATTAGCTACCGCATCCGCTGTTATATATTCTCCTGAATCTATAAGTATCTTACTTTTAATTCCATTTTCATCTTTTACAGTATCATATATATCTACCTTGTATCCTATTTCATCACCAACCTTAGCTCTGGAAATGTCATAAGTGAATCTTTCGCCTTCTATAGTGGTTGAGGTTGATTGGCGAATATAAGCTGCTAAATCATTTGTCTTCATATATGATAAATCAAGCCGTCTATTTAGCTCAGAATCCCTTTCCTCAGGCTGTTGTCCTTCTACTTTCTTGACCTCTTCAGGTTTTATCTCTTCAACTTTCGATGTTACTTCCGCAGCTTCAAGTTTTGTTTCTTCTGGTTTTACTGTTTCCGGGATGATTTCAAATGGTGATTCAGGTTTCTCTACTTCTGGCGCTGGTTTATATTCTTTTGCTTTAAGTGATTCTGCTTCTGTTCTCACTTTTTCAGGCTTTGCTGTTTCTGTAAGAGCTTCTGGTATAGCTGTTTCTTGTTTTGGTATAGGAATCCCTTTTCCTCTTGCGACTAAACCTTTAGAAACCGCAGCGCCAAGACCAGCTAAACCTCCTCCTACCAAAGCTTCAGCAGCAGTTTCTTTCCAGCGTTCAAGTTTACCTGCTATTATGTCTGCGGGGCTAATAGTTCCTGTCAATCCATACTGCTGACCTGCTTCCATAGCTCCAGTTACTAAAGGAAAAGATACAGCTCCCGTTGCCATAGTTGGTAATATTTTGGTAGGTCTAAATAATGTACCAGCCGGAATAGCTGTAGCACCTCCGGCTATAACCCCTCCAATAAGTGCTCGTGATAAATCTTTTTCACCTTCTGGTTGCTGCTCATATATTTGCCCGGCTGTGGAGGCACCAATAACTGTTGGAATAGCAGTCCTACCAATTGTACCAGCTGCTTTGGCACCAAATAAGGGCACGCTGGCTCCTTCAGTTATAAGTGCACCAGCAATAAAAGGCAGTATATTCCCTATTACTCTGCCTACTGCTCCCCTAAAAGTTTGTTCCTCTGGTGGAGCTAATTTTTGTTCCCATTCTTTTAGAAAATCAGGAGTTAGATTAGTACCAGTAATTGCTCCGGCTAAGCCAGTTAATCCAGTAGCAGTACCTACTACTCCTTGTGCGAGTCCACGTCCTAACCCTGTAAAAAATCCTTCAGGTGGTTTATATGTTTTTAGATATTCATACACACTTTCTGGGGGAACCCCCTGCATTAATAAAGGGAGGATATTTACATTTTTTTCTTTGGCTAACTTAGCAAGTTCTTTATAATCTACCAATAATACCTCCGAATTAAATCGATTTAATTACTGATTTAATCGTTCTTTATATAATAAATAAATAGTCGGCATTAGTTGTTTTACTAAGTTATTAGCTGATGTTGGTTGGGTTCCCAAATTATTGGCTGGTGTTTGTTGGATGCTGACGTTCTCTGTAGGTATTGCAATTCTTTTAAACCGCTCTATCTCATTCTTAAGTTTTGCATAATCTACAGCAGCTTGGTATATTACTTCAGGTGGTGCCGCAGGATTAGCTATTATTTTTAATAGCTCATTTAAATTAGAATACATTGATGGAATTAATTGCATAGCTTTTATAACTATTGGATTTTCTGCTGAAGCTACCGCCTTGTATGTATTTACCTTTGCATTGTAATCATCTAACATAGACTTATAAAGATTAAAACCAGCACTTAATATATATTGTATTCCAGCTGGGGTAGCATATGGACTCGCAAGTAATTTCATAAAACCAGTCCAATCAAACTGAGGCATTTTTGGAAACTCTATAGTATTTTCTTGTTTTGTTATAGTGGGAGTTTGGATAGGTAATTGAACAGGTACCTGTGTGGTATTTGTTGGAATTGCTTCTGGTTGTTTATTTTTCCATCTAACAATATCAAGCGCCTCGGTAGCCTTCTTTCGTATTCTATCTGCCAATTCCGCACGTTCTTGCTCAGTAGGATTATGAAAAAATAATCCAGATATAGTATTCCATAAATCACTCATTTTATTTAGGTTAGGTTCAAAATCTGCAGGAAGGTCTTCCATTTATTTCTCCTCCTCTTTTTCCTTTTCTTGGTCTATTGTATTTAATGAATTATATGTATTTTTCATTTTATCAGCCCAAGCTTTAAATTCTTCAAGTAGATTAGGATGTATAAAGGCGCTTTGAATAGCAGAGTACCCGCCAGCAAAATCTCTGAATATATCATAAGGAGTTTTTGCTTCAAGTAACCCCAAATGCCCTAAGTTTGTTGCAAATCCATATGTAGAAGGTATTGCCCCCAGCAGATGTCCTAACTGCATAGTTAAATATTTTCTTGTTAATTTTTCATTCCAAGTTAAATTTGGGGCAGTATTTAGTCGGTCTAATAGATTCATTATATTTGATACTCCAGACATTATAGTAGTTGGGATGGCAGATGCCTGTTTCATTACAGGCTGTATGTATGAACTTATATTGGTATTTGGATTAAATTCTCTTGAAATATATGACGGATAAGTATATCCATAATCTGTTAAAAATGTGCTTGGGGTTGGAACAGCCTTGGGTATATTTTCATTTGTAATTAATATATTTCTTGTATTATCTTGTTTTAGTGTCATAAATTTCCTCCTTCAAAATTATATTACTTATGTTTCTAAGTAGTTAGCTTCTTAATACTATAAATTTTAAATATATGCCTGTTTGCTTCTCCGTAATACGATGCATCTATAGTGAGTGGACAATTAATACTGGGGCTTTCAAACGGATAAATATACTTTACTAACCACTCTCTACTTGAAGGATTAACCGAAATAACTTCCAAATAAGTACCTCTAGAATCATAACATTGTACAAAAAAATGCAACATATAATCATAATATGCATCTCCCTTAGTATATACTGCTCCTATAAAAGTCCTTCCCGTATAGTTTGTATTTTTGGGTATATTAAGTATAAATTCCCTATTTGTATTATCATGTATGTAACGATATAAGTTATACTCGCTATCAAAAATATAGATATGTATTGAATTTGGTTCAGGAAAATCACGCGTAAGTGAAGTTCCTACTACATCAAGCCCCGTGTAGTTTTCCTCAAAGGTCATAGCGGAAGTATAGTAGCCTTCTGCTGTAATTTTTCCATCACTACCTTTCCATAACAAGATGGGTTCTTCATATATACCTATACCAAATCCAATACAGCTTCTAAGTGTTGTCGTTTTCATTATATGTGTATTATCTTTGCCAGTAATTACAGCATTTTCATAGTAGGTTAAGTATCCGCCATCAGTTACTAAAGTTTTATGTTTGCCATCAGAACCTATGCCTGTATTTTCGACGGCGCCTAACCACGATACCCAGCCTGTTAAATCTTCAGAAACTCCAACCATTTTTATTTCACTACCATCTATTAAAGAGATATAAACAACGGTGCCCCAATGTACAACATCTATTACTTGAGCTTGTGAGAGGATGTTATCTATATTATTTGTTCTAATTACTTCATCAGTTGATATATTTACTAAGGAAATCACTACTCTATCAGTACATTCGGATACTTGAACTACTAAGTTATTTCTTATGTAACAACATTTATATGGAGCACCCCCCATACCACACATAGATAAATCGTTAAAATCTTGGTTTAGTTCTACTCTTATCATATGCACCTCCTTTAAATCTATAAGATTGATTATTTGCGTCTAATATTTCTCATAACCTCTTCAGTCAAATAATTATCAAGGAGTATCGCTTGAAGTTCCTTAAATTTACCATTTATTTTAAAGGTAAGATTTCTATCAGTAATTCCTCTTGGTAACATAAATCTCATTTCTTTGCTTCTTCTTACTCCTTTTCTGTCACAAACATAAGAATTGACCGAAGTATTAGCTGAATCTACTACCCCAATAAAGTATAGATTATCCATTTTGCCTATCAAAGGTACATCTATATCATATATACTGAATTCAATAGTTGATTGTAAAACATCAGCAGGGGTACCTATTCCTGAATTATTAAATAAATACAAAGAATCTCCAATGCTTACTACTTCTGTGTAAGTGTCTATTTCAGATACAGCCGTAGTATTTATATTCATAAGGAGCATATTTTCCTTTGTATATTTGAAATAATCACCATAATGATAGTTATAAAGTGAATATATTAGATAAATAGTTCCTAATATTTCTGGTAATGTTATTATCTGCGAAGATAATTTAATATTTCCAATAACAGTTCCTACTATGGATACATTGCCTATATATTTAACTGAAGGTGTAAATGTTAATTTTAACTGACCGGATATTCTATGTTCTGAAAAGGCACCAATAAGATTTATGTTCAATAATAGAGAAGCTCTCCCAGAAACAGTTCCACTATGCTCGGACTGATATAAAACATCATGGTAAAATTGCCCAGTATAAAAATTAGTTAAATGTGCTGAGCCTTCAAACTCAATAGTAAAAGAACCTTTTATCCTGCCCTCATTTGGCTGAATATATAGACCACGAATATTATCTATAAAATAAGAAAATATTAGATTAACGCTATTTTCTGTAATTTGTGGACTGGATAAATAACCGCTAAAATTGCGTATAAATTCAATATTTAATTCTGTGAAACCTTCTATTTCTTCATAACCGCCTTCAATTATTTGATTGTATACAACTGAAATTGTAAAATAACCTTCTATTTCTTCATAACCGCCTTCAATTATTTGATTGTATGTAATTGAAGATGTAAGATAAGCTTCATAATTATTTCTGATTTTTAGATTATATGTAATTGAAGCTTCAAAATAAGCTTCTATATCTGCATAGTTACCTCCGATTGTTTGATTGTATGCGATTG